ATGTCGAACTCACAGAACTCTCCCATCCCACCCGGAAGTGAAAAACATCACTACCACATTCTTGACGGATTGCGCGGGGTGGCCGCCATTGTCGTCGTGTGGTTCCATATCTTTGAAGCATACGCCACCAGCCATGTGGACCAAATCATCAACCACGGCTACCTGGCCGTTGACTTCTTCTTCATGCTGTCCGGGTTCGTCATCGGTTACGCCTACGACAACCGCTGGAAAACGATGACGACCGGGGAATTCATCAAGCGCCGCCTCATACGCCTGCAGCCCATGGTGGCGATCGGGGCGGTCATCGGCGCACTCATCTTTTATTTCCAGGGCTGTTCCGTATGGGATGTGTCCCAGGTCACGGTCATCTCCCTGCTGGTCGCCACCTTCGTCAATGTCCTGCTGATTCCGTCGCCTCCCGGTCTGGAAATCCGGGGACTGGGAGAGATGTACCCGCTCAACGGGCCAAGCTGGTCGCTATTCTTTGAATACATCGGCAACCTTCTCTATGCGCTGTTCATCCGGAAACTCTCCACGCGCTCCCTGGCGGCGCTGGTGATCCTGGCCGGATGCGGCCTGGCTTCCTTCAGCTTCTGGGGGCCCAATGGAGACATATGCTCCGGCTTCGCCATGACCGGCACGGAATGGACAGGCGGCTCCCTGCGCCTGCTGTACTCCTTCTCCGCCGGGCTGCTTCTGTTCCGCCTGTTCAAGCCCGTCAACATCAAGGGTTCCTTCTGGCTGTGCGGCATCTCCCTCGCCATCCTGCTGGCCATGCCCCGCCTGGGAGGAGAAGACGCTTTCTGGATGAACAGCCTCTATGAAACCGTGTGCTTCGCGGTCTTCTTCCCCCTTATCCTCCTCTTTGGCGCTTCCGGAAAAATCACTGATCCCTATACGGATAAAATATGCCGGTTCCTGGGCAGAATCTCCTACCCCCTGTACATGGTGCATTACCCGTTCATCTATCTGTATTATGCGTGGGTGAAAAACGGAGACCTCTCCTTCTCTGAATCCCTCCCCGGTGCCCTGGCCGTCGTCATCGGGAGCATCCTGCTGGCCTGGCTGTGCCTGAAATTCTACGATGAACCGGTCCGGAGCTTCCTGGCGAAGCATTTCCTGAAACGGAAAAATAACCGCAGCCTTGAGCCTTCATCTTCCGTACTCCAAAAAAAGACGGACGGCTAAAAGCCGCCCGTCTGAATGCGAACCAATGTTCCTGCTGTCGTTTGATTCGGACAGCCGCTTCAAGCGTTACTGTCCATCAGTCCAGAGCAGGCCATGACCGTTATTTACGCCTGCCTCACGCTTGGACAGTTTGCGTGATGACGACTTTTTCATAGGCTTTAACTCCGGCCGCCTCATGGTTGCCATCCGTCGCAAGGATGAGCGAGCCATTCCGCGTTTCTTCCGCAGCTCCGGCTGATACGGTCACGACAGCGCCGTTCTCCCAATGCTCCGCACCTGCGTCCAGCCAGTCGGGCTTTGAAACCAGCGTCCATGCAGAACCGGCGCCGGAATTCAGCGTCAACGAAGAGCTTCCCCCGGCAGAAGGCAGATCAATACCGGATAAAGGAGCATTCGAATTGCGCTCAACCCATTTGGAACGGGAATAGGGAAGCGGCTGCTTGCCGAGCCAGTCCCTCAGCTTGTTATCTTCCACGTGCGCTATGGCGGAATAAATTTCACTGTTACCATGAAACAGCAATTGAGCTTCAGTGATAGCGTAACCCTGTGAGGCCGGCGTAGCGGCGATAAGCTTCAGTTCTCCTGAGGGCGTCACGTAATACACGTCCAGATACTGGTGGCGGTAGGCATAAATGAGGCGTGCCATTTTAACATTGTAAAATTCCTCCGGCATATCCCATTCATAAACGCTCAGCACCCCCGGAGCCACGGCGGAATTCGAGAGCCTGGAATGATATTTCACCCGGAATTTGCGCAGAGCACTGTCGATTTGAAGACTGATATAAATGCCGGCGGCATTGCCTGTTTGCCGTATGGTATGGGCATAGGCATAATGATCTTCCGGAGGAGCGGTAAAATCCGCAAACGTGCATGAGCCCACCTCAAAAACGGCCCGTTCATCCGGAACAAAATTGATTTGTACGACAACCTTGTCCTTGCTCCACCATCCCCACGGGTTTCCGGTGCCTCCCACTTTTACCGGCCTTCCGTCGGCAGGCCTGGAGATATTGAACCCCATAGGCCCCTTCTGCTTAACCGTCGCGTTGAAGGCGCTTATCAGAGGTATGCAGGAACAAGCCGTCACCTTCGCGAGCATGCGCCCGGTTTCCAGTGCGTCCGATGTTACGGGGCCGTTCAGAACGACAGCCCCGTTGAATGTTTCCACGCCTGCGTGCGTGTTGTTGCCGGTGTAAGTGCCGGATGAGTCAGGAATAGCGGCGGCGGAATTCCAGGCCGTACGCTCTTCTTCCGTAAGATGCATCGTTGTATTCCCGGTATGTCCGGTTACTTCCTCCTGGGATGCCAGGGTGACTCCATTGAGAATATTAATAGTATTCATGGTTTTGTTTATTATTGTTACTTGTAATGAAGTGGCATGACGACTCTGCTGCCTTCATATCCATGATGGTAACTCCGAAAACATTCTCACTCGCGAAAAGCCTGCGGTCTTCCCGGATTTTGACAGCTTCAACGGTTAGGCGGCTTCTATGGTGTTTCCACAGGAGCCCTTTTTTCCAGCCGGGACAACAGGAATCTGATCCAGCCATCCCCTAGTTTAACGTGTCCTCCATTTTCCGAATACACAGCAATCATTGCTGCCACTTCAAAAAAATCCTGTATCTGTTGCAGAAAAATAGCATCCTGCATGAAGCGTCAACTTCCTCCAGGATATTTCTCCACCCTATCTTAAAACATTCATCGTCAATGATTTTCTAAATATACAACAGACAGCCTTGATTTTATTGACTGTAACATTCAGGTTTCAGCAGGCAGTAACGGTTTTGACGATAATTCCGGTTACTCGGGATAATAGGATACTATTAGAACGGCCCGCAATTGTTATTCTCTGAAAACAAAAAACTTCCTGAAATTAGGAAGTTAAAAATGGAGCGGATGATGGGAATATTAGCCTTGATTACCAGATGGTTATGTTACGCACGTGGTTTATAATGTATAGCATGCTTTTACGTCCAAGTAAAAGCAGAAAAAGTGTCATGTTTGCAACTTTGTACAACTGAAAAAGATAACATGGACAGTGATGATGCAATAGCCGATGCTACATAGGCTTCATTTAACCTTGTTACGGTAAGTTTTCAGAAAGGGGAATCAGGATGGCAACGGTGTGTTCTTCCTGGCTCATGGTGTACTGGAGAGGACGAAGAATTTCTTGTAGCTCTTGAAGCATCCTGTCATGGGAAGCCCGGTCCAATGGGGTGCGGGCCGGGAGCAAGTCCGCATGAATCACTAGTCGGCAAATGTCCCCGTTCTCTTCCGGGTAAAAACACCAGTCCGCATATTCCACGACACCAAGGCCGCTCCAAGTCGTGCGGTTTTCGTAGTGCTTGAGGAGGGATGTTGCCTTTTTGACTTTCTCCACCAGGGCCGCCCATTCCGGGTGGCGGCGTTCCTGTTCTTCCCGGACGTAAGGAACGAAGGCTTCCATTAACCGTTCCGCTTCCAGGGAATCGGTATCGGAGTTGGGCATGGAGAAGGAGGGCATGGGCGGGATGTTAGCACTCCGGTTTCCGGAAAGTAAGTCTTTTGTCGGTCCGTTTCGGGGAAAAAAGGCATCAAAAAATCCCTTTCCGGAAGATGCCGGAAAGGGATTGAGGAAGCGGAGCCTGCTGTGTTTTCCGCCTGCTTTATTGCGAAAAACCGACAAGGCGGTTGTACTCCTGGTTGGCTTCCTTGAAGAGGGGGTCGTTGGGGTCCTGAATTGCTCGGAAGTAGCGGTGAGCCGGATCGGTCAGCATTCGTTGTGCCTCCTTCTGCGGGTCTTCCGGCTGCGCTTCCTTCCCGGAAACGAAGGCGTCTTCCCCTACGGATTTCATCAAGGCGTAGAGAAGGCGGTAGCCCTTGGGCGACTGAAGGGGCGCCAGGTCCTCCGTGGTGAGGCCGGACTTTTGTTTGAGCTTGCCCGCAAATTCCTTCACCGATTTCATGTTGGCGTTGAAATTTTTGCCCCAATCTTCCCGGAGTTCTTTCGTGGTGGCGGCAATGTTGGCCTGTTCCGCCTCCTGCATGGATTTGATGACGCCGGAAACGAATTTCCCCGCCGCCTTGCCTTCCAGACCGGAAGCCTTGGCGTGTTCTTTGAGGGTTGCCTTGAAGTCGTCCGTTACGTCCAGATCATCTGGTAATTCGAGTTCATAGGGCTTTTCCGGCTCCTTGCTGTCCTCCGGATCGCCTGGTTCAGTTTCGTCCCCGGGTTGCTCTTTTCCGTCCGGAGGTGGAGCATCCAGGGAGAAGTCAACCTCGCCGGATTCCGGAGCGGCCTCCCCCGGATTGTCCGGATTGGGCGGAGCCTGTTCTTCTCCGGGAGCGGGCGGCTGGTCCGGAGGCGTGTCTTCCGGCTGCTGGGTGGCGGGAGGTCCGCCCCCCTCCGGCGTTTCTTCAGCGGCGGCGTGGCAGATGCGCATGAATGGATTGAATAATGTAGTGTTCATATTTGTTGTTGTTATTTTTGTTGGTTGGAAGTGGTGGGCCAGGGCCTGTTGACAGACGCGCAGGGATCAAGGTCGAAGGAACCGAGCTTGGAGAGAAGCCAGGGAGGGGTCAGCCATTCGTCTTTGTTGATGGTGTTAGTGTTGAAGTTCAGCATGGGATTGGAGTGGGTTGGTGTTGGGAGGTATGTTATGACTGGAGTGCCCGCAAGGCGTCTTCTTCTTCCTGGCGGAGTTCACGGTCGGCGGTTACTTCCAGGATGCGGCGGCCCAGCCAGCACATGACGGGGACGGCCATGGAGTTGCCCACCGCCTTGTAGCGGTGGGAGTCGGCATAGGGCTTGCCGGGGGATTTTTCTATGGCGGTCCAGCCGTCCGGGAAACCTTGCAGGCGTTCGCACTCCACGGGGATGAGCCTGCGGACAGCTCCTGTCCAGGAGACGGCGGGAGGCGATGAGGTGGCAAGGGTGTAGGAGAGGTTTTCCGAAATGCCCAAGCCATTCTGGGAAAGGCGGCGACCGTCCGCCATTTCCCCCTGGATGGCATAGCAGACGCCGGGCGTGTGACCCTGTGCCGTAAGGGTGCAGGACGGATCTCCGTCATCCCCCAGGCCGTGCCCCGCATTGGGGGCGGAATCCCTGCGGCAGAGAGAACGCATGTCGATGGGCATGCACCAGCAGGACTGGACGGTGTTGGACGATTGGGAAAGGAAGGTTTCCGGGGCTTCGGACTGGAGAACGAGCGGGGTGTTGCCCCCTCCCGTTCCCCACTGGGCCGTACAGGCCGGACTTACGTCACGGGGACCGGTAACGCGTGAATCCTGCGGATGGTTTTCATAGAGGAAGGTGGAACCCTCCTCTTCCAGAGCCTCCAGAAGGACGACGTTGCTTCCCTGTCCGGCTTTACCGCCTCCGCATGAAATGGTCGGCTGGACGCCTTCGTAGAGCCTCATTTCCGCGCGCTGGTTTTCATAAAGGCCAAAGCAAATCGTGGGAGAGACGCTTTTGTCTTTTACAAGGGAGATGCCGGGGACGAGGTTGGCTCCGCGCTGGGCGAAGAGTTCCTGGTCGCTCATGCCGATGCCGGTGGCGATGGCTCCGAGGGTGGGATGGGGGCCGCCGTCCCAATGCGAGCCTTCAGGGCGCGTTCGAGAGCCGGAGGAAGCTTTTTGCCGCGCTTTGCGGCGCGCCTCAAGATGCCTTGGCAGGCGGTCTCCGAGAGGAAGTAGCGCGTCGGCAGCGGCCCAGTTTCCAGCACCTCTTGAAGCAAGGACAAAGACACGTCTGCGGCGTTGGGGTACTCCGTGCCATTGGGCGTCCATGATCCTCCATGCCACGGTTCGCCTGGGTCCGGCCACCACGCCGCAAGGCTGGTGTTTCCGTCCTGCTGCCGGTTGGACGGGGGAACCAAAGCCACATAGTTTTCCCAACAGGCATCCGAACGCATTATCCACTGAACTAAGGACGCCGGGTACGTTTTCCCAGAGTACCCAGGCTGGATCGAAGTGATCGGCCATTTGGCAGAAAGTGAGGCATAAGTTGCCGCGTTCGTCGGAGAGGCCGCCGCGTTTGCCCGCGACGGAGAAGGACTGGCAGGGCGTTCCTCCGGCCAGAATGTCGATTGCTGGGATGTTCCAGGTTGCATATTGAGTCATGTCGCCCATGTTGGGTACGTCCGGATAGTGCCGGGCCAGCACAGCGGAAGGGAAAGGTTCAATTTCAGAAAAAGCGACCGGCTGGAAGCCGAAGGGCTCCCAGGCGACACTGGCGGCTTCAATGCCGGAGCAGACGGAGAGGTAGGAGAGCTTTTTCCCGGTTCGGGGAAAAGGGGGACCGCTCCCCCATCGTGGCGGTTGTTCAGGCGCCTTCATCGTTTTGTTCCGCGGCTTGGAGGCCCAAGGCGATTTCACGCCGCAGCCAAAGGACGACTTCCCTCTGTCCGTCCCTGATGGCGGCGAGGATGGGATCGGGCTTGAGCGTTTGGCCAGTCATGGGATCGCGGGTCTGGTAGCATGGAAGCTCCGTCTGGAACTCCTCCTCTATGTAGGCGAGGGTTTCCGGCGTAACCTGGCGGGCCAGGTGGGAACGGCGGCGTTCTACATAGCGTTTGTAGGCCAGCTCCTGTTCGGTTGTTATGTGTTGTTCTATGGGTTGCATAAGAAAATGGAATGGCGCGCGTGTGCCGGGGCGTCAGGCGGGAGCCAGGTCTTTCTGGGCTCCGGCAAGATTCCGGGCGCCCTCTGCGGCAGCCAGCTTGCGCTGCATTTCGGCGTCTCGCTCCTTCTGCTTGTCGAGCTCGAAAAGTTCCCGGGCGGTGCGGCGGCAACTGGTGGGAGCCCCGGTGCGCTCGTAGAGGAATTGCGCGAATTTTCTCGGGTTGACGTATTCGATCATCGAGGTGTCTTTGGTAATCTGCGTGTAGTTCAAAGCCACCTGCATGAAGTATTCGAGTCCCTGCTGCTGGGCGTTGGCGATGGCTTGTGAGATGCGCCCGAGGTACTGGACGTTGGGGATTTCAATTTCATAGTTTTCACTTCCTCCCATGTCCGGCACGATGAGTTCTGCGGGCACGTCGTCCTTGGGGAATTTGCCCTGCCTGAACAGGATGGAGAAGATGCGGTGCATGAGAACATTGCAGTCGCTGATAAAGAGGGTCAGGGAGGGGGAAAAGGAGAGGACGCGTTCTTCCTGGCGGGCGTTAATCTCGGTTGCCGTCATCTGCCGATCCACGTTGGCTAGAGGCATCAGCATGTCCACAAAGAAGGCCTCCCGGATTTTTTCCTCCTTGTCGGCAATGCGGTCTTTGCCGACATCGTAACGGCCCGAAGTAGCCCATTCGCGGGGGAGTTTTTCACGGGCCGCCTGCGCCTTGACGGTGGTGACGCCCCCTGCCCGCAAGTCTACTTCCCCGACCTGTTCGGCCAGTTGAATAATCCGCGGGAAAGCGGCCACTTCCGCCAGTACGTCCATGACGCGTTCCAGCTTGAGGGTAGCAGTGATTTCTTCCATGACATCCAGGCCGGGAGCGTAGCCGTAGGGGCCGTCGCCATAGCGCAAAAAACGAGTAACAAGAAAAGGAAATTCGTTGTAGCCCTCCTCCCGGATGACTTGTTTTTCCACTCCCCAGGCGAGGTAGACGGAGGCCCATTTCATGCGCTTGGCATTCACGAGATCATGCCCGAAGTCGCAGTTCTGCCGGGGGAAGACCAGGTGGAGGAATTCATGCCGCACGGTGAAGCGCTTCCGAGGGTCGTCAAAGTCCTTGCGGACGCTTTCCGGGAGTTTTTTATAGCCGAACTTTTCCGCCGCCTGGTGGGGCGTCAGCTTGAACTGGCGCACGAGCGTGTTGACCTGGCCGTTTTCCCCCTCCGCGATGGCATACGTGCCGGAGGGTATATGCCGGAAGTTCAACCGGCCATCCGGCAAAGTATCACAGAAGAGGCACCCGGTTCCCGTCAGGCAGCGGTCTAAAAATGTTTCATGGATTTCCGTGTAGAAGTTGGAGCGTCCCAGCTCCGCAAACATGATTTCCGTGGATTCCGCAAACCATGCGTCCACGCGTGAGGATTTCTCCTTGCCGCGAAGCCCGCTCTGAAGGGAGAACCAGCGCTGGTTGGACGGGGTAATGTACATGATGTGCGCACCCGTCAGGATGCGCAGGGATTTGATAGCGACAGTAGAATGCAGCCGCTTGGCGGTGGGGGACGGTCGTTCCTCACGGTCCGCCCCGGCCTGTGTGCGGGGCATGATGTGCTTGCGCAGCCAGTCCCAGTCTCCGCTGTACCCCCTCATGTCTCCAAGGAGGGCTTCTGCGGTGTCGATGTAGCGGGCGGCAAGGCGTGTGTTGGGACGGACCATGAGGATGCAGGGAATGCTTGGTGGTATATCAGCCCAGCGTCTTGCGCCCTCCCATCAGGGAGGACGCGGCGGAGGGATTGACGGTGCGGTTCAGCGAGAAGCGGCGTTTAGCCGCCGTGTTGACGGCCTGCTTGCTTTGTTCCCGGGTGTCCTGCGTTTGCTGGGCGGCTATGTCCGCAGCCTGGACGGTGGGTTGTTTTTCCATGGCCGAGGCCATGGCTGCCGCGGCCGTCAACGCCCGCAACGGCTCATTAAAGGAAGACGGCATCGCAGGCCCCGCCACGCGTTCCGCGTTCCAGGCGGCTCTCACCGCCAATGGGGAAACCGTCATGCTGATGCTCCTCCATCGTTTCCGTGAACAGCACTACCGTTCCTGCAAGCAATGGGGCGCCTTCGGCAAAGGCTGGATCAACCGCCTGGACGCCGCCGCGAGCTTCGCTGCCGGTCTTCTCCGCTAACCATATCGTTCCCGCCATGGCTACCGGAGCTCTCATCGCTGGCACTCTCGCCTCCATCGGTTCGTCTTTCTACCAACAAAAAAAGGCGGCTAAGGAACAAAAGCAGGCCCGCTGGACGGCAAGCGAGGCGGATTTGACCCCCGCATTGAAGAAGAAGTCGCGCAGGAAGAATTCCACGGCGGGGCAGTCCTGCGCCCCGAGCCAGGTGCGGACGGCCTGCGTGTTGTCCAGTACGTACTGGAGGGAGGCTTCCCAGGCTTCTTCCTTTTTCCCGGCGTCAAGCAAGGACTTGAGATGGCGGAATACGGCGGGTTCGATGCCGTCGCAGATGCCGCAGATCTCCCAGTCGCCGCCTTTGTCGGCGGCGGGGAGGCGGGTGACGCGCAGCGAGTCCGGCCCGGTGGCGCGGTTGTCCTCCAGATAGAGGATCTGGGCGGCGATTTTTTGTTCTGTCGAGGTCATGGTTATTTGGCTGCTTGTTTGAGTGAGGAGATTTCCGCCTTGAGTTCTGTGAGCACGCGGACGGTTTCCACCTGGGCGCGGGTTTGCTCGGTCATGTACTGGCGCATGTCGTGGTAGAGGACGCCCATGCTCACGAGCATCACGGCAATAAGAACAGCGAACACGCCGTCCTTGGTCGCAAAGACGACTTTGAGGGTGTTGACGAGGCGGATAATCCAATCGTAGGGCTGGCACATATCGCGGCGGTTATTTGGGTTCGGAGGTTATTATTTCTGCTGGCGGATGACGGCAGTTTCTTCCTCCCGGGGGGAAGCCTTTTCCGGCGCGGGCCTGAAGATGACGTGGCCGTCCTTGACGATCAGGCAGGTTCCGTCTTTGCAAATGGCGGCTCCTTCTTGGGAAATATCCACCGTGTGACCGCAGGAAGTAAGCCCGAGGGAGGCCAGCCAGCTCAAGGCGGCCAGGACGGCGGCGCTGACAAGGCCCCAGAGGATTTTTTTCCCTGTAGAGGAGGATTCTTTTATTTTCCTTTTGGCGTAAGCCAGAAGGTCGCCCAAGGCGTGCTGCCCGAGCGTGGGCAGGATATTGCCCGCAACCTTGCGCCATGCCTGTTTTTCTTCTTCAGGCAAGGCGTCCCAGTCCGGCGGAATGCCGGGATTGAGTTCGTTGTGGTGCTGGCTGTAAATCGCGTGGGCGATTTCTTCCGTGTGGTTGCATGTATTGGTTGCATTATTCATGGTTTTGTTTTTGGTTTGGGTTAATCAGGAGAAGGGGAAAGGGAGAGGTCAGGCCGTTTGCGTCTGGTCCGGGTTGAGGAGGGCCAGAAGGGCATCCTTGTTTGCGAGGAGCTGCTTGAGGGACGCGTGTTCTTCTGAATAGAGGTGGAGGTCCATGTTGTATTTATGGTCGGCGAAATTCTGTGAGCTGATCGTGTCGTCCCATTTGTTGCGGTCTCCCCGGTTGACGTGAATGTAGTTATCCTCAAAATGGGATTGCAGCATGCCCAGAGAGGCCTGGAGCAATCCCCCCGTGATGCCGGTGCGGCCCTTCATGGGAGTCACCAGAGTGTGATCCTCGTTGATGTCCAGCATGGTGGAGGGGGCCACCAGCACGTACTGGCCGGGAACGGTGATGGAGAGCAGCGGGATGAGGGAACCGTCCCCCGCTACGGCGGAAACCGTGCAGGGCCGGGAAGCGGTAATGGCGTAGGAGTGGCCGGTAAGCGTCGCAATTTTCATGGTCAAAGACAGGTGGAGATGGGATCAGGAACCGGAGAATTTGCCGGAGACGAGGCGCTCAACCAGCTTCCGCACATCCGCCATGGCGGTTTTGCCCTGGTGCATGCCGTTACAGACGTTGATGACTTGGAAGCCTGTATAGAGAGGGGCGATGTCCAGGCCGCGCGACCAGTTGTAGATGATGAGCTGGCCGTGGGGGCCGTTGTCGCCGGGAGTGTCCGGACTGTTGAGCCAGATGGGAATGGGCAGGAAGCTTCCGTCCCCGGAAAGGGATTGGGCAAGTCTGCGGGCACGGTAGCCGAGGTAGATGTCTTCCTGAGACCGGTCCCCGACAGGGCAGCGAGTGAAGAGGTCGATGAGGGCGTCTATGAGGACGGCCTTGAGCCCATAGCACATGCCGTAAATGCACCCCCGGTCATCCGCGCCGGTGACGAGGGCGGAGCTGTCCTTCACGAATTGTTCCAGCCAGGTGGTGCCGAGGAGCAATGTGTCGCAGTCCAGCTTGACGGCAATATCCTTTTTGCGGCGCATGGAGCGTTTGAATTCGGAAAGAATCCCCATGATGCAGTCCTGGCCGTTGAGGTTGCCTCTGCGTTTAAAGGTGGAGGTGCGGTAGGTTGCACCCATGGCCTTGAGTTCCGAGACGGCTGCTTCCGGACACGGATTGCTGGCATCGTCAACGACAACGATGGAAATATCCCTGCCAAGGACATAAGGGGAATGGGCAAGAGCTTCCAAGGTGGCACGGCACGTCCAGGTCAGCAGGTCGGCGTGGCCGCGGTAAGTGAAATAATGCAGGTAAATCATGGCGCGTCAGTGGCTGGGTGAAGAAGATTATGGGAGAAGCCTTCCGGCATTTCCGAGGGTACTTCCGAGGGTACTTCCGAGGGTACTTCCGAGGGTACTTCCGAGGGTACTTCCGAGGGTACTTCCGAGGGTACTTCCGAGGGTACTTCCGAGGGTACTTCCGAGGGTATCTCCGTAGGTACTTCCGTAGGTACTTCCGTAGGTACTTCCGTAGGTATTTCCGTAGGTATTTCGGTGGGGCCTTCCGTAGGAGGATCGGTAGGACCTTCCGTAGGCGGTTCCGTGGGAGGGTCGTCCGGAAGAAGGGTGGTGGCGTTGTGTACTTCCTCCGGTTTCTGGATTGAGGTGTAGCGCAGGGAGCCGTTTATCCATCCGGCCTTGCCCTCAACCAGGCCGGAGCCCATCCATGCCGCCTCACCCGGGATGTGCTCATACAAGAAGCTCATCTGAAGGACGCAGGCGAAGATGCCCTCTTGCGGGGAGCCCTGGTAGCCAAGCCAGGATGTCCCCGTCAGGGAGAGGTAAGGGATGGACTCGTTGTGCCACGCCATGCCCATCACGTTTTTGACGCGGCCTGTTTGGACGGCCTGCGAGTCAAGCAAGTCGAGAGTCGTGGCAGCCCTGGCAGCAAAAAGAACGAGTTCCACTTTGTACCATCCGGGAGGCAGGCTCTCCGACCTGTGCCAGTCCGTAAGCAGAAAAAGACTGTTCTGGTGAACGCTGGGCCCGGCAGAAGATGTGCTTCCGGAGGGTTGAAGATCCGTCCAGGCGGGACCGCTGGCGGTAAGGTGGAGAACCTGTCCGATTTGGCCGGTGGCCGGACGCGCGAGAGCAGCCGCGCTTGTGTAGCTCTCAATCTGGCGCTTGCTGGGCGCGGCGGCGGCAGGGATGGAAGACCACGGGATAGAGGAGTTGCCGTAAGTCAGCCAGTTTCCGTAGTTGATGCAGACAGGGGCGTCAAAGGTGGTGGCGTTGGAAACGGTGCCCCCATCCCATGTTCCGGTGCCGAGGGAGGAAAGCCTCCCCTCGACATAGGAAACAACCTGCTGGCCGGAGACGAGGCCCGGCTCCGAAGCGGTGATGCCGGAGGCGAGTTGCAGCAGGGGGATGTCTCCCAGTTTGAGTTCACGGATCATGGAAGGGGGGAAAGGGAGTATCGTTAGTCGGTAATGGCGTAGAGGGTGTGAATGTCCTTTGCCGCCAGGGCGTTATAGGCGCTCTGAGTGATGGAGGTGATTTTGGCGTAGATGCCCTCGGCATGGGTGGCAGCCTCCGAAACGGCGTCCTCCTTTGCCGTGGCGATGGAGTCCGTCACGTCGGAAGATTTGGCGTAGGGTTCAAGCTGGCCCTTCACCCACGACTCGGTGGCGTAGCCGTCCAGGGAAACTCCTGTGTCCCCCACCTTGATCCACTCTCCGTTCAGGTAGACGTATTGCTCCCGGAGATGGGAGTCTCCCGCACCGGCAGGGGGAACCAGATAGATGACATCCGGTACGCCTTCGGCGGGAAGTGTTTCCACCGGCGTGATGCGGATATGGGATTTTGCCGCGATTTGTTGCGTTACCCAGTCCTGCGTGGCATAAGAGGCAAGGGTGGTTGTGAGGGTGCTTGACTGGACGTAGGAAGCCAGCGACGAAGCGTCGAGCTTGGCGTTCCAGGAAGAACGTTCCCCGTCAGTCACATGGATGGAACCGTTGTCCGCGTGAGCCGTGAGGCTGCTTGCCAGGGCAAAGGCCGTCAGGTCCACGAGGAGGGTGGAGCCCAAATAGAGTTTTGTTGTTGTTGAAGCCATGGTGTTATATGGTTTTGGTTAGCGGTTACGGGTAGTTGGAAGTGGATGAGGCCGCCCGGAGGACATAAAGTGTCTGGGGGCGTTTGCGGGTGGAGCCGAATACGGACTCATCAAGAACGGCCACCTGCGCGTAATCCGCCAGGTTGGCTTCCCTGGATAGGGTGATGGTTCCCGATGGAAGGTAGTTCCAGGCGACGCTGCCGGAATCATCCAGACAGCCGATACCTTCTGTGGCGGGGATGGCGCACACGCGGGCAAGAAGCTTGCCGTCCGTCCCGTCCACGGAAAACTCCCGGCTCTCCTTCCCCTCCTCCCGGTGGGTGGTGGCAACGAGGCGGTCTCCGGCACGGAGCGGCACTCCTTCTTCAAAGTCCCAGGTGTTGAGGGCGTTGTTTTGCTGGATGACGGAGTTAAGGGAAACGGCCAGCCACACCGGGACCGCCCCCGGAACGGCGCGCCAGAGCTTCATCCACACTGGATTCTTGTGGAATTCGTAGCCCGTGCGGCCGTCAATGGCGATGGAGCGGAGAATGCCCGCTTCTTCCACGGCGAACGCGAAGCCGCAGGAGTTGAGGTTGTCCCTGGGGCCGTCCGGAGCCAGGGAAAGTTCGATGGATTCCTGGCCGATGGCGCCCCCGGAGGGAACCTTGCGGGAAAACATCCCCACGGGGGCGGACTTAAAAGACCGGGTGACAAGTGCGGAATCGTCGTCGATGTACAGGGCTGTGGTGGGAGCCACAACGAGATACTGGCCGGGGTTCTCAATGGTAATCAAAAGAAGGGGAGAGGATTTGGGCATGACGGCACAGACCGTACAGGGGGAGGTGACCGTAACGGCATAGGTTTCTCCGGGGATGGTGGCTATTTGCATGGCAGAGGTCATCAAAAGTGAGGAGTTAATCGTAGATGGAGGGGGGAATAAGTTTCAGGCTTCCGGGACGATCTGGATGATGCGGGCAGTGAGGGAACAGGAAGCGGCAGGATAGATAAAGTACCCGCCCCAGCCTCCGCGCGGCTGGTGGGGGTAGACCTCCAGCCGGGCCTGCGTGTCCCCGGCGACGGAGCCGACCCAGCCGTAGTTCCAGTCATAGCTGCCCCGGCAGTGGCCGTTTTGCTGCTGATGGCGGTCCAGAAGGACTTGGCCGGAGGGGAGGCTCACGATCACGATGCGCACGCCCGTGGAAACGCGCTTCTGGCCCTTGCCGAAATACCCCCGGACTTCCGTGCCGGAAGGGCATGCCGGATAGACGCGGCTGACCGGCTGGTCGAACTCCTGCGTGCCGCCAATCGAAAAACTTTTCAGCGAAGGCAGTTTGATCTGGAGGGATGCGCTGTCCCCCAGACGGACGTTCTGGAGCAGAGGGCCTTCGTTGTATGCGAATTCGAACAGTCCCGCTCCTCGGTAGGAGGCAAGCGGGTAGCTCCCCCATGTGCTGCCGACCATGTAGGTGCGGTCCGCCGTCATTTTAATGTAGCGGGAAGTAGAAGCGTAGACGGAGACGGCCTCGATGGCCTGCTCCCAGAAGGAGCCGTCCGGCGTGCCCGACCATGCTGAGATGTCCAGCCTGATCTGGCTGATGCGTGCCGCGTTGTCCGGATAGATTTTCACGTCGCCCCGGTAGATGGCCTTTACCTTGTTCTCGCCCAGGCGGGCGTCATAGACCTGCCTGGCGGTGATGGAGTGATAGGAAATTTTCATGCGGGATCAGTAAATGATGTAAAGGGTTTTGGAACTCCGGGAGGGGAGGGCTTCGTATTGTTCCTGGGTGACAGGGAGGAGGTCGTCTATGCCCATGCGGGGCTGATAGCCGCCCAGCAGTTCCTTGACGCGGATTTCCGAAACAAAGCCCTTGCCCTGCAAATCGGACTGGGAGACGAAGTTCTTCCCTCTGATCCAGGCGGCGGTGGCGGCGGAACTGGCCGGGCGGGGGCTGGCTTCGTGGAAGGTTTCCGTATCCAGTTGAATGTCGAGCGTGCCATCCTTGGCAATGGAGAGCGTCGTTCCTACCTTGATGCCTCCCAGCGTGCCGGGCGCGGCGGGAAGCAGGGAGAGGACTCCTTTACCGGACATGGTGAAGGAGGGGCCGGGCTTGACGGAGCCGCCCTTGTCCGGGGTGGCGTAGGAGTCATGGAAAACGATGTCTCCGTACCGATGGACGGCCAGGCGGCAGCGGGTGTCCGTCAACCCCTCGATGGTTGAGGTGTATTCTTCCGATTCCAGGCCCGTGCCATAATCCAGCGACAGATAGCGGCCCGTGGCAAAGTCCAGTCCGTTTTCAGCATTGGCTCCAGAGGTATAACGTAGAAATCCCCTGCGGTGGAGGTTGATGGTCAGGGTGCCGTAGAGGGCGGCGGAATTGAGGCGCGTGTCATCCGAAGCAATGGGAAGGGAGACGATGTAGGGCCGTTCATGCGGGATGACGGGAAACTGGGTGCCCGTGGCGACGACTCCGTAAGAGCGGTTTCCCGCGATGGGGACCATGGCGAGATTGTTCTTGTTCGTCTGGACCTGGGCTCCGCGTTCGACTGATTTGGAGTTGTTGATCTTGATGGTTCCCGCCTGGTTGATTGTGGCCTCCGGCACGATGAGCTGGCCGCTGGCATTGACTCCCACCAGGCCGGGGGAGATCAGGGAAGGCTTGGAGGAGGAGAGCTTGACTGTTCCGGGAACGTCCGTCCGGGCTTCACGCACCAGAAGCTGCCCGGCCTCATTGACGCCGACAATGCCGCCGTTCGTCAGGATGGTGCCCGTACTGAGACGGACCGTGCCGTGGGCGCGGACGGTAGCCTGCTGGAGGGTGGATTCACTGATGGGCGTCCAGGCGGAGTCCCCGTCCGGGAAGTCCACCCAGGCGTACACGTCGTAATTGCCGTCTGGGCTGGGGATGTAGTAGAAGACGCCGCGTTCTCCTTCCTCCGGCAGTTCCTCCGCGGAAGAAATATAAATGCGGCGGATGAAGTCGGCGTCCATGCCGTCCGTCCCTTCCGCCTGGACCTGCGTGTCCTCCTCCCCGATCCACCAGTGACCGTTGGCGCCGATATGCGGGGTGAGGCCATCCCGGCCCTCTGCCCGGATGCCGGTGTCCTGGCCGGAAATCCACCAGTGGCCGTTTTCCCCGATGACGGGGGTGTCTCCCTTTTCCCCTTGCAGGATGCCGCTTTCAAGGATGTCCTGCGCTTTTTGGGCGGCCTGGTGGGCGCTTTCCACTTCAGCGTGGATGCCTTCCATGAGGCCGTCCACCTGGCCGAGCCGGTCCATGGCTTCCTGGGTGGTTTCCATGAGGCCGTCCAGTTTCCGGTCCGCTTCCTTCAGGTTGTCGGCGGTTTCCTTCGTCTTCTCCCAGGCATTCCAGGCGGAAGCGGCGGCAGTCTGGGCCAGCGAGGAGGAGAGCCATTCAAGCTTGAGGGCGCGGGCCGTGTCTCCGGGGAGGCGGACGGAGAGCGTCCGGTCCGCCGTGGGACGTGCATCCAGAACAGTTTTGGCATCCAGCGAACCGATCACGCCGATACAGCCCGATAGCATGCGCTCCCGCAGCCCCTCGTCCGATACGCAAAAAACTTCATACGGCCAGCGGCCTTCCGGGAGGCCCGAACAGCCGACGACAAGGAGGTGGGACTCTTCACCCTTGGCGATGTCCAGCTCCAGTTCGCGCCCGTTTTCCCCCACGAAGATGCGCCCGGAGAAGGTAACGCCGTCCAGCGGTATCGGTTCCCCGGTCCAGGCATCAAAAAACTTCCATGTCATCGAATACGGGATGTTTTCGATAACGGCGAAGTTCTCCGTGGTTCCCAAAAAGTTGAGCATGGCCGCATGCTAAAACCATCCGGAAAAAACGGGGAGGGCTTGTGGAATGAAGGGGAAGTATCAGGTTATGAGCAGGGGGCGCAAAAGAAGAAGGGGCTGCCTCTTTTTCGTGAGACAGCCCCTGGTGAATCAAAAAGAAAGGAGAAGGAAGAAAACCAGGTTACTTGCCGGATTCCGGTTTAAAGCGGGCTGCTTGCGATTCGGCGGTGATTTTTGCCGGCTCGATATGCAGGAGCTTTTTCATGGCTCGGCCAGGGTCACTCTCCGTCATCGGAAAATAGTCAACATGATCACCCAGGTCGTAAGCCCCCAGCAGAACCTGTGAGGAATATACGGTGGATGCAGGGGTGAAGTCTTCCGGATCTTTCCCCAGTTCTTTGACGTTCTTTGAAGGGGCCAGTACATACATGAACGAACTGCCGGACAACAATTTGGTTTCCGGTTTACCGCCCGCAGGCAGTTTACTATAGAGATTGAGCCATTTGACCAGGGCTTCCACCGGAATATCTCCCCTCAATGACTGGACGACACGGGCATAATGCACCGTTCCCTGGTCAGTTTTTACGGTTTTATAGGGAATAACCGCCAGAACAACGTCGTTCTGACGTAATTTCCGGGCCGTTCCGCGAAGGAAGTTATCATGGTCATTGTCAATCTCCTCTTGCGTGGCTACACAGTGAGAAGAAGAAGAGGAGGAGGAAGGCTCTTGAGCATGCAGTGCCACGGCTAGCAGACCGGATAGAAAACAACAAAGGAGAGATATTTTTACCATAGAAATAATAGATAATCCATTTGTCCATCATGTTCAAAAAAACGGAACCCCTCCATGATGTCTGCTCCCACACCGCCGACGCCCTGCGCACCTTCAGCGAAGCACACGAAGAATGCCCCCAGGAGAAAGGGAAATGGGAATCATTGCTCCCTCCGAACCGGAATATCAAGCATGGCTCGTAAATTATTATAAAAACTCTTATTTGCAATGGAAAACCTAATACAGTCGAGGAGTTCCGGAATGTCATTTTTTACCTTGGCGATGTCCTCTCCTTCCCCATCACTTCCTTTTATGGGGTTAATGATATAAACAAGCTCGCCGTCCGGTGACTTCCAGCGGTCGATGATTTCCTGGGCAACGGAACCGGGGGATTCGATATAATTTACCCATTTCACTTTGGTTCCCACAGGAAAATCCTGATGTTCCGACCTGACAATGACGGCATACGTAGTCAGAATACCCTTGCCGGTTAGGGAAGCGGGCGGCTCCCATTCCGCCTTGTACGAGCAGGCCATGACCACCGTATTCCCGGAACCCAGATAGGATGAAAGGACTTCCATATGCCCCTGCTGGCAAGCTTTGATTTGCTCGCTGTCCATGAGCGGAGCATCCGGACTGTCCGCCATGGCGCCCCATGTGCCCGCTGCAATCAGGAATACCAGGATGAAGAAAATGTTTCGTTCAAAAACCCCATGCTTGTTCATGTTCCCTTTTATATCCTATTCTTCCAAAAAAACAAGGCGGATATAATCATATCCGCCTTGTGAATCATAAGAATGCTAAGGAAGAGTTTTAATCATCCAAAGTCGAACGATAGAGCAACCAAATCGGCTGACCTCCATAATTGCCGATCTTCTCCATATTATTTCCCGGAGCCATGCCGACGTGACCGGTTTGTCCAAAGATAACAATATCTCCCTCCTGGGGAGTACAGTACCCCGTCTTCGCGTCCTTGTCCGCATAGTCAGATTCCCCATAGGTGTTATGCAGGAACAAGCTCATGGCGGCGGCGCTGAAAACGACGTGCTTTTGGAGTGTAGAAGGATCTTCCTGTCCCGTCATTCCCGGATTGAGGGCTGAGAGATTGCCGGGGGGAGTGACCAGGGTAATATTGTTGGCAGCCGTTTTACCACTGGAATCTTTCACGCCAGATAGGGAAATACCCTTGCAGCAGAAAGCAATACTCAGACGAAGAGCACAACTGTCCTGGTAAATTCCAACACCGGCCAGATGCTGTTCATTGAACCACCCGCCAATATGATTCCACACTTGATCTTGGCTCATAGTAGCAAAGTCCACGACATTGTAGTAACCAAGCAGCTTCTGGGCATCCGCAGCCTTCATCAGATTTTTGGGTGCGTCAATTTCCCAGAGTTCCAGGTCTTTTCCGTCCATTTGAGGAACAAATTCCTCCGCATTGGGATAAGGAGCAATAGCCTCCGGGACTTCCAGGTTTTCATGATGCAGTTTCGCATAGTGAAAGCCCTTTTTAAGTTCCTTGCTTCCAGTTGCTTTCTTGGAAGAATTGCTTCCAGTCAGTTCCACTACCTTTTCACTGTTGATCTCCAGATAGCCGTTGTCGTCAATCTGAATCGTGAAATTGTAGGTTCCATCTTCCGGAATGCGGATATAGCCTTCCCAGTCGTGTGCCCCGGTTTCCTCCGTCTTATGCCAGTCAATTTTGGGAGCGTCTTTTTTCTTGACCTTGTAACGGCGGTTGTTTTCTGCGTCCAACGGGTGGAACGGTTTGGTTGATATAGCCATAATGTTATTTAATGTATATATGTTTTGGTGACGGGACGGCGGCTGGTTCTTCCCGGTCTCCGCACGGAGGGGGCCGCTGCCCTCCCATCGGCAGCAAGGTAACAGGAAGAACTCCGCCCATGGAGTGCTCATGGAATGAGGGGGGAGGAAGAACCGGGGCATCAAAAAACCCGGCAGGTGCAAGCTCTGCCGGGCATGGGAAAACAACGGGAAACTAACTACTCTTTAGAAAATCTTTTGCCGGTAGGTTTCCATGATCCTCTCCGCCAAGGCCTCATGCGTCCCGTTCCAGACGGAGGGTTTCTTTTCCCGCACCCTCCTTAAAATTTCCACATATGTTTCCGCCTGCCTTCGGGAACGCGTACCGTTCATGTTATTGAGCATGTCGCACAGTTTGATCGTCAGGGCGTCCGGTGGAAGGGCCGCAAGTTTTTTGCTCATGTAGCGGGCCTTGCCCAGCCTCTCCTTTTCCTCCTCGTCATTGGTCAGCAAATACACGAGAGTCGCCACATACGGGCCAAACTCGGCGGAAAGTTCCCCATAACTCACGCCGCAATCCTCCATCGTATCGTGCAGCCATGCGGCGGCCAGCAAGCGTTCGTCATCCGTGTACTCTGATAAAAGGCCAACGACCGCCTCCGGATGGTTCGCGTAGGGGTCGTTGGTGTACTTTCTCGTTTGTCCCTCGTGCTTGTGCCGGGCAAAATCCTCCGCCCGTTCCACCAGGCGGATGCGGTTTTCCCGTTTCAGGGCTTCCATGAGTAAAAGACTCGTCTTGCTGGGATTCACTTTTCCGGAGATCCATGTAAAAATATTCGTCCGGCTTACACCAAGGAGGGGCACCAGGAACGTGACCGTCTGCGTCTTGGGAAAGGGATCGCCAAAGGGCTTGTGCCGGGCCCATGCCAGAAATTCTTCAGGAGTCATGTCAGTCATCCAATCTCTGGACAATATAGGCTGTTTTTATCTTTTTGCGAATGGTTTTTTCCGGTCTTCCCGCAGGAGGCATTCCCTGCCGGGTTCCTCCTGCGGGAGCACGCCCTCCCTCAAAGCTACGGAATCGGTTTCATTTCAGCGACATCATCATCTCTACCATGCGGCGCAGACGCCTCACCTCCTCCTCCCGGGCTTCCATCAAAACCAGGGCGGCGGTCTTCCACCCTTCCCAACACTTCCGCGACAGGGAATCCGCATGGTAAACCACCGCAGGCACGCCCCACATGCTGAGATTGACGTAAGCGATCTTGCATGCGACCAAATCAATCTCTTCACAGGTGACGCGCAGCCCCATGCGGAGCTCTCCCAGCAATTCCGCCACAGCCAGCACCATTCGCGCCGCCCCGCAGGCGGGTTCGTACAGGGAAACCGTTTCCCCCCGCCTGATACGGGCCTTGACAAGTTCAATGTCCATTCCCATCCCGGCAGTCATCTTGCAGATGGCATCGGGCGTATAAACTGCGGAAAGAGCTCTTTTCCCCGCCGTTCCGGCAACATCCTGGTACACCCTGCCCAGCAAATCCCGGTACGGCTCCCGTTCCATCTCCTCCCCCAGCAGGAGCATGGCGCGCTGGAAGACTCCAATCTTCCGGTCACGGTCTTTCTGGAACATCGCGCGCCCCTTGTACTCCACCTTCCCAGCACTCAGAGTACAGAACATAACGTCCACAAACTCCTCGAACACCTGGGAGCAGGACTTCCCGTCCCAGTCCGCTGAGTTCAACTCCCGCCAGAAAGCCTCTCCTTTCCGTTCGCCAGGGGAGGGGAGGTTCTTTTTCCTGCTGCTCATGCGCCCTCCTTTCCATGGACGGAAGCCCCCGTGCTCTCCTCAGAAGCAATCAAACCCATCAGCAACTTCTCCGTCTTCCGGATATAACGCCTGCTTCTGGCAAGCCCTTCCGGGGAAAAGCCCACACGCCCCCGTACGTCCGGAAGCAGCAGCGGCTCCATTTCCGCTTCGGAAAGCCCCATGGCTCTCAATTCCTCTTCCCGCTTTCTCCAGTCGCCCTTCGCCCTGTTCAGCGCGGCGTTGACGTCGAGCATATAATGGTGCATCCGCTTGAGTACGGCAAGCTTGTACTCCAGCTCCCTCCTCTCTTCCCCTCCGTAAGGCTCCAGCCACGCATAAGGCCTGTTATGGTACTTGTTGAAAACCTCGTCGTGCTTTCGCTCCATGTAATCCAGAATCTCCCTGCGTTTTGCTTCCGCAATCCGCAGCTTGCGGCTTTCCTTCTCGTGATCCGGTGAGTCGGAAATCACAAAATTCCCGCACCTGGCATTCGCATGGATGTAATCAAGATGCCTCTTTTTCAATCCCTGCCGGAAAACCTCCAGCTCGTACTGAATCCGGGAGGCGTTCTTCCCTACCATCCATTTCTTGATGGAGGCCAGGAAGAATTCCAGATCCTCCACATACGCCCTCCTCAGCCCTTCCCCGAACCGTTCGGGGTTGGAACTGTTGCGGACGAACGCGGAACGCGCCTCCTCCTGGCTGATGTCGTCAAGGTACGGAGAATCCGGAGTCTTCCGCTCACCATCCCCGCACGGTTTTTCCAAAACAATATCCTGCATGGTTCATCCTCCGTTAATTGTTCACGTCCACATGGAAAATGTGGAAGCTGGCTCCCTGGATAAACATGAAATCCAGTCCTCCCTCTTCACCTTCCCGGCATCCCTCATAGGCTGCCCCTTCCCCGAAGACTTCCGCCTTCTCCCGCATCCTCCGGTCAAGCTGTTCCTTCATTTCCTGAAAGGAGCCTTCCAACACCAGTTCTTCCCAGCCGAAAAGAACCGTCGCCCCGGCACGCGTCTTCCTTTCCGGCTCGCAGCTCTCCAGCCGTACCGTGGCTACGCAATAGAGATCCCACAGCTTCAACTCCCAGCGCATCGGTGCAGTCCGGGGAAGTTCATTCTTGAAGGCGGCATGGTCCGGCAAAATGGCAGCGATCCTCTTCTCCTCAAGGTCGAACTGGATAAAACATCCTTCGTAACCGGCAATCGGGCGTATGAATTTCCGCTACCTTTATGTCAAATCTATGACAAAAAATAAATTTTCTGCAAAAGCTGAAAGCCCAAACTAAAATTAAGCATGATAGTCTGGAATTTCTGTTTAATAAAATTACGTATTTAAAACAAAATACTATAAACGCATTTAAGAATTTACCCTTCTATTATGGTTGCAATTCCTGGCACCTTCAGCAATTCAAAAAATTCATTGATTTGATCATGTGATTGCCAACGAAATCTGCTTGTATAGCGATACTTGCAAAAAGTAAACAATATTTCTTTCTTAGCACGAGACAACGCTACAAAGAATGTACACCTATCCTCATCAGGCTGATTTTTAAAATTCCAAAATGCAGAATCTTCAAGCCCTACAAAATATACGACATCATACTCTAATCCTTTACTCTTGTGGATTGTCATAATCGGAACGGAATGTAAGCCCTCAAAGTTTTCTATAGCAAGTATCCAGTCCATCTGTGCCGTTTCAAGTTCCATCCACATATAATTCTCAAACTTATTTAATTGGTCATTTAAATATGTTCCCTGGCCATATGCCTGAAACATGGATTTTATGCGTTTCTCTCCCAAAAATTGTATTGCATGTTTTAGCAAAGCACGAAAATCTTTTTCATCCGTAATACTTTCCATCATAATATTTAATTGCTTGATTTCTTCGTCAAGATCATTTTGCATATTGACATAATCATCATTTGACTGTAGCGAATCTAAGCTCCAGAGATTGACCACCATAGATACAATGAATTCCCAATCATGAGGATGTTTTCTATCAACAGCTAAACGCAGCAATGCAATTAGCATTTCCACAATAGGTTCTTTGATTAAGTCCTGATAGTCGTTTTCGATACGAGCACAAATCTGGTGATTTCTAAGTTCATCAATGATTTTAGAAGCATAGTCTTGAGGCTTTTGCTTACAGAGAATGCACAACTTATTTGGCTCAATTCCTGACGAAACCTTTTCAAATATGCGTTCTGCTACTATTTTTGCTTCGATATCTTCATTTCCAGCAATGAGCAATGTTATCGTACCATCATCTGGATTCCATTTGTCAGAAACACATATAGTGCAATCATTTTCATTTAGCGAAGCATACATTTTCTTCTGCAAATCGACAAGTCTTGGAGCTGATCGATGATTCATGATCAGTTTTTGAGTCTCTGACTTAAATTCTAACGAAAAATCATCGAAAACAGTTTTTCGTGCACCAGCCCATACCATAATACGTTGTTTGTTGTCACCAACTGCTGTCATTATTGAGTCCGAATTCAAAAAACACTGTTTTACAAGTTTGTATTGCAAATCTGTTGTATCCTGAAACTCATCCAAAAAGACAAATTTATAGGTGAGTTGCAAACCTCTCTTTATTTTGGGGTTTGTTTTGATAATAAACTCTGCAAGGATAGATATCATCTTAAAGGATAAAACTGGCTTATAATCATCAAATCCTTTCAGAAGTAATTTCCATACAGTTTCTCCTAAATTATTCTGAGAAAAAGGTAATTCTATTGAGTCAAGAACACGTTCATAGTATGACTTTAGCTTATAGGCTAACAAATTTAATGGATTGTTGTACCCTGCTTTCTTGAAAGCAGCATCAATAGTATCTGCATCATTAACCAAATAGCCGGCATCCGGTCTTAAAACATTTGGAAGAGCAAAACGAAAATGATCTAAAATGCTTTTAGAAAATGCATCATAAGTCATTGATATGAATCTAGTTTCAATTTCTTTTTCGCATCTCTTTATGACTCTTTTCTTAAGATTATCAGCGGCGTCATTCTTAAAACTTATCGCTAATATTTTTTGTGGGTCACTGCAAGTATTCGTCTGAAAAAGATAGCTAGCTTTTTGAGCTAACAACTCAGTTTTTCCTGCACCTGGACCAGCAACAACGAGAACACTTTTATCTGTTCTAACCGCTGCATCTGCATTTTCTTCTAAAACAATGCCATCACACGGTATCCATTTTTCTGGTACAACAATCTTCATTAGGTTTCTCCTTTAATGCTTTTTCTGCAGCAGAAATTAAGCGTTTGAACACAGGCGGCATAGTAGAAACCAACATCTCATTGCTAATTTGAGAGAATGCCTCAATATGAGTTGATGGCTTTCCCCTGTTAAGGAAGAAATAGGTGTACCACACCATTAATCTCTTTTGTTCCTCAGAATATGTTTTTCCATCGCCGCCACATTCTTTTAATGTATGTCTCACATCATCTGCAACACGCGTGCAATACTCTGAATAAGGTTTTCCAGTATTTTCGATATCCTTAATATATTTTTGGCATTTCTTATCATTTTCCATAATAATCAGCCTAGGACCTTCTTTTTCGCCCAACAGACTTTTATAAATATTGCCATAATGCTCTAACATCAAAAAGTCGATATCCAAAGGTGTCGAAAAGAAAACGTTATATTTTTCCAAATAATTAATCCAGCTTTGCAAAATTTCTGAATTATTAACATCCCAATCGTGCATCTTACCAAAGTCTTCGTCAGATAAACTATCTATATTTTCTCCTAATAGTTTGTCCTTGTCATAACCATTTTCTATTAACTGTTCAAGCACATATTTAATTCGACCCCATCCACCGCCTTCTCGTTCTTTATCTAAGTCAAGCAGCGTAATGTATGGGATATTCAAATCATTGAGAAGCCTCCAAAAATGGTTTACATGCCTGCCGCCCAGAGGGACAATTGATATGCCGCTTGTATCCACATCGTCATTTTTAGCATTCCAGACTTTTGGTAATATGATTTCTTCACTATCACCTTCACCTAAAACAACAAGTTTAGCGAAATATAATTCAGGATAGGCTTTAACTGCCTCCTTGATAAACTTGTATTGATCTGCCAAATTTTCTTTATCGGGCAACGTAATTGAACGAACGCTAGTTGTGCAATCATCCACATTAAGGCGGAAATATCTTAACTTCTCCGGGTCAAATCGTTTGATAATTGCAGTAGAATGAGAAGTAAAGACAGTCTGAGCGTTGCTTTTTGACGCTATTTTTTTCAAATTTGTCGTTAACTGTCCGATTAAATGGGGCGCAATGTGATTTTCCGGCTCTTCTAACGCAATAATCGTTAAAATAGGAGGCTTATGATTAAACGAAATATGTTTGGGATCGGTGTCTATTTCCTGCTGAATTTTTGACTCAACATCAAGAATACTATCAACTAAGGAAATATAAAACAGAGAACGCAAGCCATCACTCATATCATCAATCGTACATTCTTTTCCTGTTACTGTGGGCAGAAATACAACCTCTGATTTTTTAATAGAAGAATCAATATCAGTGCTATTGAAACGTAATTGAGCGTTTGAATATCTTGTATCCGAATCATATGATTCCCACTGTGTATGTATGGATGTACCAAGAATTGACACACCTTTTTCTTCTAAAAATTGTTCGTTTAACTCTTGAATTTTTGTTTTGATTTTTTCCTGTGTAGTTGCACTCCAATTAATGCTGTTCATAATCTGATGCATCATTGTACCCGAAGCATTTTTTAATTGCTTGGAAGGGTCTCTAACCGCAGGTATATATATTACTCGAATGCGATCCAAATCTTTTCGATTTGCGGAGCTTTTGAATTCTTCAGTAATTTCCTCACCCTCTGGACAGGTTATATAATAAATCCTACTTTCAATTGCACCTTCCACATTACTGCTTTTTTCCCAAGTTGCTTCTAAACGCACACGCAAATATGGTGTTCCATCAGGGCTATCTACAACAAGACTCTTAAAAAAGGTCGGAACGGAAGAAGTACCGTCTTCTCCATTTTCTAATTCATCAAAAGTGAATACCGTTTCAATATACAGTTCTTGAGTTTCTAAGTTTTCCGGTTTCGTATCCTTCGGAAGATGGAAGTCACTTCGTTTCAAGATACGGTCACTGCTATTATTCGAAAACAGGCAATTCAACGCTAACAATGCTGCAGTTTTTCCTGAACTATTGTTGCCAATAAACGATGTAATGTTGTCAATCGGAATGATTTGTTCGTTGTTGCCAAAACATCGATAGTTACGTAGTTTAAGTTTCAAAAGTCTCATATCATATCTCCATATCTAAAAAAATTTTGCTATATAGGATTTTTATTAGCGAGTGCGATAATAGCCATGTAGAATATTTTATCTACAATACCAAAAACTCTATTTACTTTTCCATTTTCACTCTCTGTCAACTTTCTATATTATACTAAAAGTCTTGCCATTTTCAACAAGTATATCAAAAAAAATATATTAAATGAAGAATTTCACTACAATCTGCTTGTCATCATATACCTTGACAGTCGAAGGATAGCGAACAATTACTTCTTTAAGATTATTTTCTCCAGTTACCACCTCGCAAAATTGTTTCCGTACCTTCACTTCAGTCTCCATCTGTTCAAACAGTTGTCTTTTTTCAACAGTTCAGATCTTAGATCAGACAGTACGGATTTTAAATCACTGTATTCTATAGTGTTGATTTTACCAAGTACCATATTCTCATAAATTTTAAACGCTCCTTATTTTGAGCATCTAAATCCCTTTCCAGACAGTCAATTTGCAATCGTAACTCAAGCTATTCTTTTCTGCACTTGTCTGTTTCGACCTCCCAGGAACTTATGCAGTTGAATAATTCAGTGCGAGCCGTATCTATCACCGCCGGTTCCCTAGCATACATCCCTGAACAATGTTTCACACCTACGGGAAAACCAGCTTCATTATTCCCAGCCTTCACATCCAGCCTAAGCCTTTTTACATCCTCCTCTGCATCCAGCACGACCCTCCATTCCCGTTCATGCCTCCAAGAAGCATGCTTAACATAATACAAATCAAGAAGGTTGTCTTGAAAGCATTGTTCCTTTTGCACATTATTCACATACCATACCCTCCTCTTGGCGATGGCCTCTTTCTTCCCCTCACCGGGAGCAAACCTTTTTAGGACGGCATCTACATTAAACGCCAGCATGACGCCTTTTGCATCGTTTGCATAATATGCCCATTGCGGCAGCATGCTCCCTGCTCCCCCTTCGGAAAAACAGCAAATACGGGCTCTGTTCAAATATTTCTTATGTTCCTCAACAACGCGGTCCAGTTCCTTCTGTTCATCTTTAACGTCAGGGTTTCTTTGCCATACGCACTGGCCTTCCATCAAATCATTGTAGGCATCCGGATGGGAAAATCTGATTCTTCTGGAATTCAGGGTAGCCTTGGCGGATTCAACGGAAAAACATTTAAGGAGGCAGCCTGGCACCCCCCGTTTTTCCCTCATTCTCTTTTCCCAAACATCCACAGCCTTTTTCATCAGCATCACACCTGTACTATTTCCTATAATGGACTCCTCGTATGAATTATACATTGATACCCTTTCCACCACCTCCCTCATCAAAGGCAGAAGTTCGTAAAAAACCACTTCTTCGGGCCATACCTTCCAGTTTTCCCCTTCACACTGCGAATCATCAAGCTCCCAGTCAGAAAACTCATCAACCTGGTTAATTCTCACTTGGGGGAATTCATCTTCCGCCAGACCTTCGAGCAAAGCTATTGCCAGCCCGTCACGCTTATAAACAATAAAAGCCATCTAGAGAGAATAATAACCGCCGCAGGCAAGCTTGACAAGTCGAAGCCCCCTTGTCCACCCGTTCCTGCATGCCCCGTCAAACAACAGAGCCGCTTCACGTCCGCCCTGCACATCCAATTTCTTCCCGGCTGGCCTTATGCTCCACTCTCCTTCTTCCATCTCACCAGCTCACTGCTCTTCAGCTCCTTGAGCAAACTGCTGAAACTCCATTCCGTCGTCACCTTCACCTCTTCCGGAGTGTACGCCCCGTCCATTTTGTTAAGTTCCTGCACGGCTCGGAGCTTGTCGGGCATCCGGCATTTTACGCCGAACTCGCTCGTCGTCATCTCCTGGCACAGGTCGGATTCCCCGTCCACCGCATTGGGAGCCGTCGTCACCACCCGGCTCAACCATTCCATCCGGGCGCGCTTGGTCAGCACGGCGTCGCTCTGCGCCTGCTGGCGCAATTCTTCCAGGTACTCCTGCACCTTAACATTTTTTAACAGCCTGCTTGCCTGCACGTCGCAGGAGGCATCCTTCAACTTCTTGTTGGGAAAAGCCTTGCGGTAGGCTTCCCGCTGGCTCATGCCGCTGAAGCAATACCTGGCGAACGCACGCTGTTTTTCCGTTAATCCTCGCTGGGCCATGCCGTTATCAAGAGAATTTGTAAAGTTGGGAAGAATCGTTCTCCTTCACGATGCGGAACCGGTTGATCTCCCCCCAGCCCAGGTGATGCACCAGCTTCTTCACCGTGCCCACCCCTTCCGGCGTAATGTAGAAATGTCGCCGGGTGGAAGGATAATCCGGCCTTGGCGGCTCTTCCCGTACAAAGGTCACGTCCCCCACCTCCGCCAGGTAATTGAGGATGCGCCCGGTGTTGGGCACGCTCAATCCGGTCATTCGGACGATAGGGCCGGAAGTAATCGCCGGGTTTTTGGCAATCGCCGTCAACACCGCCACCTGCGATGCCATCATCCGTTGCTGGGTGAAACAACAGGCCAACTGATGGATCATGCCCACCGGGTCCAGTTCTTCCATGTCTTCATTCTGGTTCATTGTGTGTAGTCTCCTTGTCTTATTTTTTCCAGTTCTTTATCTGTCAATGGTTTTACACCCTGCGCCAGGCGCAGGGCGGTTAATTCCTCGATAAGTTCTTCCGGTCCGCTACGGAACCTTTCCGCCCGTTGCCTGACGGAGCGTTCCTCCTCCTTCCACCGTCGTTCCGCGGCCTGTTTCCGGGCAAATTCCTTCTCGGCGGGCGTTTTACGTCCCGTACGGCGGAACCACGCCATCGCCTTCTGCACGACCTCCTGAAAAATCGTGAAAAACAACTCACGGTCAGGTGGATAGTCAAACTTGCTGCTCCGCTCGGGTTCGTGGCTCAAATACTCCTTCAGGGCGGTCTTTTCCGTATCGCTCACGGGTCTTCTCAACCCACCAAACGCCCTCAAGGCGGCCTGCCGCTCCCTGGCGTTGAGGCCTCCCACGTCCCAGCCGGGCCGCAGGCTCTGAACCCACCGGACAAATGCATCAAAATCCGGGGGATCTTCTCTTGCCTCCCATTCCTGAACATCCGGGGGCGGGGGGGCAATCCCTCCCGGAGCCACCTTCTCCCTAAACGGTGGAATTCTCCCCCCACCTCCTTTATTCCTATTAAATTCTATTTCTCCCTCTGTTTGCGCTTTTCGTTGCGCTTTTAGCGCAACATTTTTCGCACAGCCGTTTCCGTTTTCCGTCACATCCGTTGCGTCCTGCGCCCCATTCCTGTTGCCGTTCTGTTGCTCTTTGTCCGCACGGGATTTTGCCATCCTCCTGGCGGACTCCGCCCTGGCCTTGGCCGTCTCTCCGTTATGGCGGGCAAAATTGAGGAATTGTAAAGCGCCATCCTCTCCCCCGAGCCATCCCACTGACATTAAAGCCTTTGCAAATCCTTTGCAGAAAGTGAGCCGGTCGATGTACGCGCAAGTAATCCCCACGCAATCGCCGCTTACAGTCTGCTGGTCCGCCCATGCCCACAGCCGGATCAACTTGCCCACCACCGTGTCCGGGTCCTTCATTTTGAGCAGGTGCGCCATCGTAACAACCTCCTGTTTATCGGGAAGAATCACCTCAATTTTAATCCACGGCACCGGCATGCTTTTTCCTCGCTTTCCATTCAGATTTCCTTCTCTTTTTCCTCACAATTCCGTGCCGGTTTTTCATGAAAAACCGTTCCGTCCCCTTCCTCGTACCAGAACACCAGTTCCAGTTCCTTCCATCGTTTCATATCCTTGACACGCTCCACTCCTCTCAAGCGCAGCACCACGTCATTGATGCCCATGGCGCTGGCCGCCCCGTCCAGGTAGGCCTTGCATCGTGCCACGGCATTGTCATCGTCCGGTGGCTCGCCGTATTTGTAAAACCAGCGGATCAGGTAGCGGTTCGGGCGGAACTTGCGTCCTCCCAGGCATTGCAGGGTCAGGGCCCAGGCCAGGGTCCGGGCCGTCCGCTTCGCCTTTTGTTTTTTCCGGGCGGCCACCTGGAGTCCTTTGGCCGTCTTAGGAACGGAAGCGTTGGCGGAAAGGACTTTCGGCCCATGGGGCAGAACTACGGTCAAATACTCGTTATTCATCGTCGTCCTGCTCCGCGTGAGAGTTCATGTATTCATCCAGGGACTTCTTTGAAATTCGGATAAACGGCCTCCTGCGCGTCGTCTCGGAACCGTTTTGAAAAGGTAGTCTGCTTACCTTGATCGGCTTTCCTTCATCTTTGGCATTCTTCCGGATGCGCTCCAGGGTCTTGCGGGAAATCCCATACACTTCCTCTACATCCTTGGTTGAATACCACTCCCTGCGTTCTGTCGGCTGTAACCTTCTGCTCATCGTTTCATGCTGGTTGTCTTTCCTGGCGGGATGCGGGAATTCACGCATCCCTCGCCCCTCTTCAGAAATGATGTTTCTGGCGTATTTCAAACACGCTCCCTGAAAGATCTTCCGGATCAGGAAACGCGACATGATTCGGATGAAACGTCCGCTGAAAAAAGCGCAATCCTTGTATTTGTCAGGTGGAACAGGTGCCTGTTGCATACTTCTCGAATTATTTTTCCTTGAAGAAGAAACGGTCAATAAAAAATCCAAATTAACAATATAGACTCAAAAAACATTGAGAAATCATTTAGAAATTACTAAATTTCTTTTCCCGTGGATTCTCCAATAACACCCAACGATCTGAAAAACCTGCTCTCCTCCCTCGCCCTCTCCAGAGGGGAACTGGCCGATCTCCTCGGCGTCTCCAAAAGCACGGTGGACGGCTGGTGCTCCAACAAGTCAATCGGGAAAAAGCGCCAGCAGCAACTCCGCGTGCTCATTCTGGAACACCGCCTCGCGGCGGCCTCCGAACCATCAGATCCATCCCTGGAATTCTTTAACGGCTTCAAGCTCGGCCCCTCTTCCTTCACGCCCCGGCAGTGGGAAACCATCCGCCTGGCGGCCAGCATCCGCGACATGACGCCGGGTTCCTTTTTGAAATGGGCCGTGTACTCAGTTTGCAATGACATATGCAGCAACCTGGAAGAAGCGGAAAAATAATGTTTTCCCCATCCCCCTTCATTCCGTAAGCACCTCCCACACTCTCCTCTTCCTGCTACCGTGTCCCCCTGATGGACAAGGTAACACTCTTTGAACAATCCCTGCATATCCTCGGGGACCGGGAATACAAGCGGGAGAGCCCCACGGGCCGCGAATGCGACCTCTGGTTTCCCATCGTCCTGGCGGAAGCCCTCAACTTCGGCTCCTGGTCTTTCGCCACCCTGCGCCGCATCCTCCCTCCCGTCTCCCCCGGCGTCTACCGCCTGCCGGAGGACTGCCTGCGCCCCCTGAAAATCAACCACTCCTCCTTTGAGCTGATCGGGCGGGACATCCTCCTCCACACGACCTACCAGCCGAAGCCGGACAACGGGCTGGAACTTACCTACATCACCAACGCCCTCGGCAAGGCTGAAATCCTGCCGGACTCCCAGCCCCTCTTCCTGCGGGGGGTGTCTCTTCTGCTGGCTGCCCGCATGGCCCCCAAAATCACCGGACAGCCCCAACTCTCCTTCACGCTGGAGGAGGCGGCCAACTCCGCCCTGGCGGAAGCTCTCCACAAGGACGCCCTCGCCCAGCACTCCAATGACCAGCACCCCCTGGAGCGCATCCTCGGCCTCTCCATCGTCGGATAACCCTTTTCCTTCTTTTTTATGGGACAAATCATCGGCAACGCCCTTTCCTCCGGCAACTACAGGACCATGGCTTCCGTGGCCCGCTCCCAGGGCCGCGCCCAGCAGGCCGCCTACAATCTCAAGGCCAACAACCTGGAGGAGGAAGCCCGGGCTGACTCCCGCCTGGCCGCCCTCAACATGTCCCGCATGAGGGAAAACCAGGCTTCCAACCAGGCATCGGCCCGTGCCCGGCAAGCCTCCTCCGGCTTCGCGGCGGAAGGTTCCTCCATGCAGAACGAACTCGCCCTGGCGGATGTCTTTGAAAAATCCATTGCGGACATGGCTCTCTCCAACGCCCTCTCCGATTCCGGTAAACGCACCGCAGCCATGGCCTCCCGCCAGCAGGGACGCCTCTCCATGATGCAGGCGGACGCCCAGGCCGGGCAATACAACCGCCTGGCGAAATCCGCCCGGAACGCCGCATGGATTCAGGGGGCTTCCACCCTCCTTTCCGCCGCCGGAGGCATCGCGGCCACTCCGGAGGAAACGGCAACCCCCACCGCCACGGCGGGAACAAGCGGGAAGGCGACGGCTGGAGGCGGAGCTTCGGGTGCTTCGGCAGGGGCGGCCACAGCTGGCACCACGCTCCCCTCCTGGCTCACAGGCGCCCTCTCCTCGGGCCAGTCCGCCTATGACCTTTCCGGGAACTTCCTCCAATGGTCTCCGGGCACCATCTCCTCCAGCAGGGCATCTTCCACCAACGCGGGCAGCGCCCTGAACGATCTTCTCGTGGCCCTCCTCGGCCAGTCCGCCGCTCCTTCCAGCACCACACCTCCCCGCCGCCAATGACCGACAACCGCACCACCCTGGCCTACGAGTACCTGGAGCAAATCTCCCCCGGTTCCTATGCCTCCCTCATCCGCTACACCCTGGAACACGACGGGATCATCCACGCCGCTCCGGACTGCTTCTGCCTGGCCGTTCCGGATGAGGAATCCCCCCGTACCGTCCACATCATCTTCCAGTGTTCCCGCCTCTCCGCCCTCTGGCGCCTGGCCCGCATGTACCGCCCTCAGTTCACCCACGTCCGCTTCCGACGAGACTTCAAAAACAACTACGGGGAACACTGCTTTCCCATCGACCGCTTCCTTGCCAAATCCTCCCTCGTCCGAAGGCTTTCCTGACAGCCCCTTTCACTTTTCCCCCTCTCCCCTGCATGGACTCTCCCCTCTACCAGGGCGCGCGCGCCAACCTTTCCCAGCCCCAGCCCGTTTCCGTGCCCACCCTTGCCGGGGAGGCTTCCCGGCAAGCCATTCAGCGCGGAGCACAAGCTCTGGATGCAGCCATCGGCAAATTCGAGGCCATCCAGGACTTCGGGGAAGACCAGCGCATTGAGGGACTGATCCATCAGACAACCTCTGACTTCGATGAAGAATTCACCCGCCGCGCCTCCCTGGCGCCGGGAACGGAAGAAGCCCTGTACGATGAAAACGGCCGCCTCCACCGCGGCCACCTGGACTCCCTGGTAAAAGACTACTCCAACCAGTTGGCCGACATCCGTCCCGGCTACATCAGCCCGGACTCCCGCCTCCGGACGGAAGCCCTCCTGCAACACACCCGCCAGCAGCTCGGCATCCGCGCCTTCGGCAAGGCGGCAGAACATGAAATCCAGACCTCCCGCCAGGCCTACCAGAACAACCTCCAGACCGCCCTGGACCGCAAGGACTACGCCTCGGCCCGAGACATCACACGCCGCGCCCGCCAGAACCAGGTCATCTCCCAGAACCAGTACGAATATGAGGATTGGAAATATGGCCAGCTTGACCGCATCGAGCAGTTCAAGTCCAACCTTCAGGAAAACCCTCTTACCACCGCCGCCCAGTACGAGGACGGTCTCTACGACGACATCGCCCCGGACAGCCGCCGCAAGCTGGAACGGGAACTGCAAACCGCCCTGCGCCAGCAAGTGCGCCAAATCCCCTTCACCGAAGAGGAAAGGAAACTTCTGGAAAAAGGCGTCTCCGTCCGTCCCAAATTCGACCGCCAGCCCGGAGACACCGAGCAAATGGTCGCCTGGCGCCAGGCAAAAAACCTCGGGATGCTCCACAAGTACAAGCCGGAAATCGACGCCGCCTGGCAGGAGGATGTCTACAACGCCCCCGTCCTTAAAACCGCCGCGCAGTATAACGCATGGAAGAACAACCTCATCCATACATGGTGCGATGAAAAGACGGGCTTTGACGTCAATCCGGAGCTCCTGTCCCTGGCCGCGGAAGAGAGGATTGCCAGCATGCTCTCCCTTTCCTCCGCTCAGGACAACCTCAACGCCTCCGAATTCTTTCAGGCCGTTGACCCGAAGGACATCGCCCCCGCCTTCTACCAACGCTGGCGGGACAAGGCGGAAACCTGGTACTGGACGGACAAGGGACGCCAGGAAAAAGAAGGCTCCGCCGCCCAGGAATACCTTGCCAGGGCCGGACAAATCCGCCATGACGCCTACACGGCCTACCTTTTCTGGCGCCAGAGCCACCCGAAGAGCACCTACTATGAGCAATACCGCCAGGCATGCGCCCTGATCGCTTCCAGCGCCTCCCGCCTGGACGATGAAAACGCCGTCTCCCGGGACGATCTCATGTTCAAGTATATGGAGCACACCTACGGGGACGGAACGCGGGAAAAAGCCAACAAGGCGCTCCAACTCCAGGCGGAACGCAACAAAACCCACCGCGAAAAACGCGCTCAGTCCATCTCTACCGCCCAGCAGGCAAAAACAGAGACAGTCTCTCCCACTCTCCCCGCCGTCATGGCGACGGACATCCGCCCCATCCCGGAAGAGCAGCCGGGAGCCTACCTCTCCAAGGACGATTATGAAAAGGTCATTGAATATTATGGAGACAAGCCGGAACTCATCGGCGTCCTTCCCGGCACCGGCTCCCGTCGCGCCTGCTGCCGCGTACCTGTCCTGGGCTGGCACGATGGGGAAGGGGTTCTTCTCACGCGCGGCGCGCGTCACGGCCAGCTTGGCGTCGTAGGGCGCGTTGACGGGCTTGAGGTGCGCTTCCGCCGCCCTGAAGAGAGCAAGATACTTACCGCCGAAGAACGCGGAAAGTACGTGGAAGGAAAGAAGAGGAAAAAAGAGGCTCCCTCCCTGCCGCCGCCGTTCAACGCTTCCTCCCCTTCACCGGACGACGGCCTCCTCCCCCTGGAAGGGGAAGAAGAGCCGGAAACCGCCACTCCCGCTAGTGAAGCGGGTCTTCTGCCTCCTCTCTAATGTTCGCCGCCTTTCATTCATGTCCCTGAACCTCACAGAAGCCTGGAAAGACGTTCCGCCACCCTCTCCCTCCGGAACACAAGACTCCGCGGAGGCCGCCTCCGGGCCGCCCCCTGCACCGGACTCCCGCGCCTCGTTCCTCCACTCTCCCGGAGCGGAAGCCCAGCAAACGGCCCCCCTCCTCGGAGCCTTCGGGAACGTCCAGGACGCGACGGACGCAAAAGACCGGGAAAACTCCCTCCTCTCCGCGTTTCCCCGTCAGTCGGCCACGCCTCTTTCCCCCGCGCATCCCCGTTCCCTGTTCGATTCCCCCCTGACGCGTCCTCTCCTCCCCTCGTCCGCTCCGTCCGCTTCGGCCTACAAGCCCGACCCGCAGCGGATTGAAGAACTCCACGCCCTCATCCTCCACAACAAACAGGACCCGGAGCTTGCCGCCCTGCTGGAGCGCAATCCCGCGTTCCGCGCCCAGGCCGCTCTGGATGACGGCTCCATGCCCGCCCGCGCCCTGCTCGGCCAGCAGATCCTCCGGGAAATAGCGGGGGAGAAATATGCCGGGGAACCCGGGTTCTACTTCCTGGCCCTAAAGGAAAAACTTCCGGAGGCCGCCACCCGGCAGGAGGCCTATGCCGCCGTGTACGACCACTATTCCAAGGTGGTGGACAACCAGTATGAGGAGAACAGGAAGAGGCGCGCCGCCTACCAGAACAACAGGGCGCAAGTTGAGGAAGCCGTGGCGCATGTGGTGAGTGGACTCTGGTCTCCTTCCGACCTGACCGCCCGCCTGACGCCGGAACAACTCGGCGTCTACCAAAAGGAATTTGACACCACCGCTATCGAAAAAGCCCACGCCGCCTTCTCCTTCTTGAAACAGGCCTTCTCAGACACTCCGGACGCGGGCCTGCGCCGCATGGTCTCGGAACGCACCGCCATGAAGATCACCTCCGTCCTCTCGGATGACGACGGTTCCGGGAAGCTCATGATCAACGAGACGTCCTTCCAGCTTTTTGAGGGTTCCCTTAAAAACCTCATGGAACAAGTCAAGGAAGAAACGGGAAAGAAGTACCAATTCCTCCACAATCTCAAGATTGCGCTATTCAATCCCGCGATCAAGAGGGACGCCACCCTGGGAACCGCCCTCCAGCTCTCCGGCCAGCAGGACCTCCTCGTCCCTTTTGCCAGGGAACACAATAAGCAGGTGTTCGGCCTCATGGCCCAAACCGTCCGGGACTACGAAACCTACGTCAAAAACGACAAAGAAAACGCCCGCGTGCTGGGCCTCCTCTCCACCGGGCAGGACCTGGGCAACCAGGCCAGCGACCAGGCCCCTTTCGCCGCCCGCACGGTCAACTGCCTGGGCAGCGTCACCGGGCAGACTCTCCCCTTCTTTATTCCGTATGCGGGCTGGGGAGCCGCCTTGGCCGAGGCGTTTGATGACAAGCGCAACCGCGCCTACTACGCGGGCCTCCAGCCGGGCACGGCGGAATGGAGCGCCTTCATTGATGCCGCCGCTTCCGTCGCCGTGGAAAAAATCTCCTACGGGGGAATAGGGCGCCTCTCCGGCGCGGGCTGGCTCATGGGCAAGCTCCCCTTCATGAACAAAACCCGGCAGGCCCTCACGGATTCGCTCTGGAAGCACGTCCTTTTTGAGACCGGGGCCGGGATCGCGGAGGAAACCGTCGCGGAGCCTACCGCCGAGGCCATCATCCAGTGGGTTGTCCGCAACAACCTGGCCCCCCTCGTCAATCTCAATGTCGGCGGGAACTACGACTGGAACAACTACTGGCAGGAACTCCAGGGCATGCTCTCGCCCGACCAGTTTGCCGCAACCGCCCTCTTCGTCGGCGGCCTGGCCGGAATGCAGGCCCCCTCCCTCCACCGCTCCCTCATCACCTACTCCAAAAACGAGGAAATGCTCATGACCCAGGGCATCCCGAAGGAGGAAGCCCGGCGCATCGCCGCCATCGAAAACGACAAGGAGCGCATCGCCGCCGCCCGGCAGGCGCGGGGCAAAGCCTGGGAAAACCATGACCAGGCTCTCAAAAATGCCAAGGCGGGCATGGCCGCCTTCCGCCATCTTGGAGAAGTCCAGGCCACCATCGAATCCGAGGCCTATAAATACTTCCAGCAATCCATGCACCTCCCCCTCGTGGAAGAAAAGCTGGACAAGCCCGGCACCTATGCCGTTACCGTTTACGACCGCGATTCCGGTAAGAAAAAATTCACCCAGGACATGACGGGCGACCAGCTCGTCGCACTCTTCGGCCAGTACTTCAGCCGGGCGGAACAGATGGAAGTCCGGCGCACCCAATCCGAATTCGCCGCCAACGCCTTTCTTCGGGCGGCGGAAGCCACCGGTGAGATCCAGGCCCAGGACATGCTCCAGTGGGGACAGGATAACAACAAAGACGGGCGGAAGCCGGAAGCAGAAAACGCCTCCACTCCCCGGCAGCCACAAACGGAAGCCCCCGTCCAGGACACTCCCTCACCCACACAGCAGGAAAAACCGGCCCCCTCCTCCTCGGACACGCAGGAGACTGCCGCCGCAGACTCCGCCCCGGCGCAAAAAACGGAAACAGAAACGGCAGCCTCCCTGACCACACTTGGCGGATTTGTACGCGCCATCGGGGCCATGTCCCAAACGGCGTTTACCCACCTCACCCGCATCGCAACCCAGGAATACAGGCGCCGTACGGACTCGGGCATGTCGGCGCAGGAGGCCGCCGCCACCCCGTTTGCGGCCCTGTCCCCCTACGTCCCGCTCAGTTCCATCATGGCCCTCGACCAGGAATTCGGACAGCGGCTCCGCATTGGGGCCAAAACCACGGGAGAGGAAAATTTTAAATATACGCGCCTCTTCAAAATGCGTACCGCTCCCGGCACCACTCCGGCGGACACCCTGTTTCTTCTGACCCGTGGCAACATCGGCAGCCGTGAGCTGCTGGAAGACCTCTTTGAGTGGAAGCTCGGCAAGATCACGCTCAAAGACCCGGTCCGCCTTCAGGCCATCGCCTCCCTGCTGCGCGACACCCAGGCCTCCATGCGGCAGCTCGGCTTCAAGGGGCAGTTCGTGGAGCCGAAGGGGGAACTCTCGGACATGCAGATCGTCGAGGCCATGTCCAAGCTCGCCCTCTCGGACATGCTTTCCAATGCGGACTCCCTGCCGCTGCCACAGTGGCAGAAAGACCTCCTCCAGTACCACGTCAACACCCTGGGGGACGCCGCCTACCTTCTGCACATCGGCCAGGCCTACAACGCCGGGCGCAAGGCCGGGACCATCACGCAGGACATGGCCGACATCCTGCGCGACCTCGGTCATGAGGTCCATACCGTCTTTGACTCGGCCAAAATCGAACAGGCGGACATCCAGGCCATCATGGACGCCCGCGCCATTATTGATGGACGCGCCCCGTCCGGCACGCCCACCGCCTCACAAATCCGGGAACGGCAGCAAAAAGACGCAGAGGAGGAAAAAGCGCACATCACCACCGGGGACAAAGGCAAGGAGCGTTCCGTGCCCAAGGAGGCCTACCGTCATCCCGAAACAATCTCCCTGCCGGAGGCCCCCTCCTTCATGCAGGGCGTCTTCGCCAACGGCGCCGCATGGAATCCCGACGCCGGAACCTGGCTTGGCATGGTCCCCGTGGACAAGCTGCACCTCTCCGCGGAAGTCCCACAGGTCAAAGTCAACTCCGGCAAAAAAGGCGTGGTCAATCCCCTGGTCGGAGACTACCGCGCGGACGCTCCCCCCATCTACGTCTGGAAGCGGAAAAACGGCAGGCTGGAAGTCGTCTCCGGGCGCCACCGCCTCGACCTCGCCCAGCGCACCGGCACAAAAAACATCCCCGCCTACGTGTACGAAGAAGACGCCGCCCATGACGCCAAGTGGGCGCGCCTCTTGGACTACGAGCAAAACATGCAGGATGATCAAGCCGATGAGCTGACGGCGGCCATTTACGTTCGCGAGACCAACCTCACGGACGCCGAACTCACCCGCCGCGGCCTTACCCGCTCCGGCACCAAATCCCGCCGCGGACTCCTCATCGGGCGGGAAGCCCGGGAAGACCTCTGGACGCGCTTCAAGTCCGGCGCCATCCGGGCGCAGGACGCGGAAGCCATCTGCCTGCTGACGCAGCACATCCAGGACAAGGCTCGCATCGACGCCATGCAGACGGCGGCGGCCAACGACCTCGCCAGGGGGAAATCCCTGGAATTCGTCGCTGCAAAAATCCAACTCATGGCCCATGCCTCGGCGGACGGCCAGATGGTTCAGGGCCTCATCTCCTTCGGGGAATCCTTTGAGGCGGACATGGAAAAGGCGGCGGAATACGTCTCCCTCTGCATCACGACCATCAACGAACACATCAACGCCATCAAAGGCGTGCGCACCATCTCCAAAAAAGGCAGTGTCCTCGCCACGGAAGGCATCACCGCAGGCCTCTCCGCCGACCCTGCCGAACGTCTGAAAGAGCTGGAACTCCTCAAGGCCATGTATGAAAAAATCGGCCTGTACGAAAACCTCCGCGTCCGCGCCCTCACCTGGGACGGCCACACCCCGCCTGACCCCATAGGGGACCACCGCCTGGACATGCAGGCGGAGCGCGCCCGCGCGGAAGAGGAAGCCGCCGCCCTGGAGAATGAGGAAAACCGCAAAGCCTCGGAAGCCCTCACCCCCGAACTCACCTTCTCTCTAACCCCCTCCCGTGACCTGGAAACAACCTTCCCCGCCCTCTGGGGCCAGGCGGCCAGGGAACTCAACGCCAGGGGGCAAGTCAGCTTTTCCCTGAACGGTTCCCATGTCGCCATCCACACCCTGTCGGAAGAAAAAATGCGCCATGTCCTGGAACTCGGCGGCATGCCCAACCCCGCCATCCAGATTGCGGACCTCGACTCCGGCCCCACCTATTATGCGGAAATAGCCTGCATCCTGCACCCGGACCGTATCGACCCTGTCAAAACCCCCGGCGCACGCATCTGGCGCGGCGACGCCTGGACGCGCCAGATGCCGGAAAAAACCTCCGAAGACGGCGACCCATGGGAAGGGTACGAACACGGTCCGAAAGAAATCCCCTGGTTTTACAACGAACACGGAGACCTTCGGGAATGGAACCGGGAAAACCTGGACGCCTACATGAAAGCCAAGCACCTGGGGTCCTTCCTGCCTCATAACATGACCCCGGACGAAGTACTCGACAACTACGGCACGGACGGCGCAGCCCTTCCCATCATCATGGCCTCCCAGGCCTACGCCGCCGAATTCCCCAGCCTGAAGGAAGCCCTGCGCACGGACAACCTCTCCTTCCAGCTTGACCGCCATGAAGCGGAAACCGCCACCCGGCAACTGGAAGACCAGTTCAAAACCCTGCTCGGCTCCTGCTACTTCGAGCCCCGCTCCCTCCAACATTTTCTGATAGGATATTGGTGGCAGGATATTTCTCATGAAAACGTCCGGAATGCCCTGATCGGCGAAGGCCTCCTCGATGACCCGGAAACGGTTTACGACGAGGAGGAAAAACCGGAAGAATACAATGACCTGCAATCCTCCAACGACTACATCGCCGAAGAAGTCCGGGCCTTTCTCGACGCCTGCCGAACCTCCGCCAAAATCTACTACGAGGCCGCCCCCGGAGGCTGGCTCTTTCCCTCGGACTTCTCCGGCTTCATCCTTCCTTCCAGTTTGGGACCATCCCTCCGCTCGGAGCTGGAAAAATATAACGTTCCCATCCACACCTATGACCTGACGGAGCAAGAAGCCCTCACCCTGGGCAACCCGTGGACACTTGCCAAAGCCTCCTGGCTCCGGGAAGAGGTGGACGAGCGCCGCAACGAAGCCATCCGCAGCTTCCTGGAGGTCCATGACATCTCCTTCTCCCTCTCCGGTGCGGAAGAACGGGACGATCCCTCAGCCTTCCTGCCGCACTCCTCTCCCTCGCCGGACTTTCCCCTCGCCCTGAGCCCCGTGCGTCTCTCCTCCTCCTTCCACGCCGTTGAACAGGCTTCCCCCGTCACGCTCGCCATTCCGGCTTCCGCACGGGAAGACAAAACCCAGGGCTTCTCCAAGCTTGCCCGCCAGGCCTTCACGGCCCTGCGGGAGAAAACGCGCCAGCGCACCCTTTTTGCCAATGGCAGGGAAAAAACCTCGGAACAGCTCAAGCCCCCTCTCCTCATGCCGGATGGCCGCCGCATCTACCTGAGCAACCGGGGCTGGAAGCACATCATGGCAACCTCTCCCGAGACCCGTACCCTGGCGGCCATCGGCGCTCTGGAACCGCTCCTGGCCTCGGCCCGCTACATGTACTCCGTCCCGGAGTTCGACAACGCCTCGCCGGATCAGACAAAATCCTGGCACTACTACCTCGCCAAAATCAGGGACAGCCTCCATGGCCCCGGCTACGTCCTCTTCACATTCCGGGAAGATACGCGCGGCTGCTACCTGGAAGGAGTGGAAACGGCGGCAGAGGCGGCTCTCGACAAAACAGGGAGCGCATCCTCCCAGGTGGACTTCGGTGCAACCCGTCGGGCAACTGGGCGATCGCTCCCTGTCCGTACGCTACTCTCCCTCAAGCAATTTGTCAACTTCATTGACAAGGGCGGCGCGGAAGCCTTCCGCGCTCCCAACGGCCAGCCCTCCCGCCTCGCGCCGGACCAGTGGCATCTTGTCCGCACGGCGCCTTTCATGCGCTACTTCGGAGACTGGCTTCGTGATCCGTCCGCTTCCTCCGTCGTGCTGGATGACAACGGGGAGCCACGCGTCTGCTACCGGGGCCTCAAGCAGTCGTACAACCCCGGCGTGCGCCGAAACTACACCTGGATTTCTTCCAGCCGGGAACTGAGCGAGCAGTACGCCGCGGGCGGCACCGTGCTGGACCTCTTCGTTGCCACCCGCCGTCCGTTCCATTTTCCCGACAGCCTCACCCGCCAGAGTCCGGAACATTTCCGGGAAAACATCCGGCGGCAACTGGAGCAGGACAGGGCACTTGGCTTTTTTGCGGAGGAACAACTTCAGGAAGCTACCCGGAATCTGGAAACCCTCCTCCAAGGTACGGAAGAAACCGAGGCTTTTAAGATTTGGGAGCGTCACCGGGAACTCAAGGACATTCTCTCCAGCCTCGGGTACGACTCCGTGATGACGGAGGAGAGCGGCGTCATGACCTACGGCCTCTTCCGCCCGGGACAAGCCAAGTCCGCCGTCGGCAACTGCGGCTCCTATGACATCACGCTGTCGGACATCACCTTCGCCCTCACTCCGCGGGAACAGCGCACCGCCGCCCAGGCCCTGGTGGAAGACACCTTCCTGCGAGCCCCGGACGGCACGCCCACCGCCTTGACGGAACGCCAGTGGCTGCAAGTCAACTCCGCCGCCTTCAAAAAATGGTTCGGCCAATCCAAGGTTGTCAACGCCCACGGAGAACCAGTCATCGTCTACCACGGCACAGCCCGCAAGGATAGGGTGGGCACCGTCTTTCGCCCGGAGCGCGCCACCTCCGGCCCCATGGCCTTCTTTACGGATTCTCCGGAAATCGCCTCCAACTATTCAAGGAACAAGACCGATACCAGCATTGACTATGAGGAGGAGGACTACCATGACTACCACCGGCAGTTCCGCGTCACCCTTCCTTCCGGGAGAGACATCCCCCTGGAACGGTACTGGAACTACCTCTCCCCGGAGGAGCGCCAGCGCATCGCCCGCACCGCGGGCCACATCCGTACCGACTGGGAGGGGGACGACTCCATCATCCTGGACCCGTCCACCGACGAGGCCAACGGCGGCTTCCGTTTCCATCTTCAGGAGGCCCGCGGCAATGCGTTGCGCGCTCTCGTCTACCACTGGCTGGATAGTGCCACCCTCTTCGGACAGGAAGCCCGCTTCCTGGACGTACTGGCAAAACTGGATCTTCCCATCGCTCCCTGGTACCGGGACCCGGACTACACGGAACCGGGCGTCTACGCCTGTTACCTGCACATGGAACACCCCTTCCGTACGAACGGCATCACAGGAAAAATCCTCACCTCGCTTAAAGCCGCCTCCCGGAAAGCCGGGAACCCTGCGCAAAAGGGAGGCCTCCTCTCCTGGAGCAAGAACGACCTCGCCCCGGAGACATGGATCGACATCCTGGAAGAAGACGTCAAAAACGGCACGACCTACGCCTGGACCACCATCCCGGACTGGGTAACCGCCTGCCTCAAGCGCCTCGGCTATGACGGAATCATCGACCAGGGCGGCAAATTCCACTCGGACATCCACACCGTCTACATCCCCTTCAGTCCCTACCAGCTTAAATCCGCCACGGACAATAACGGCTCCTTCGACTCCGGCAACCCGGACATCACCTTCGCCCTTTCTCCGGAGGAACGATTGATCACGGAACAAGCAAAAGCGGACGGTACTTGGCTCCAGGCCCCCAACGGACAACCCTCCCTCTTGGAACCCAAACTCTGGGCCACCGTCCGCACCCGCGCCTTCCGGGACTGGTTCGGAGACTGGCTCCACGCCCCGGAGCAATCCTCCCGCGTCGTGGATGTCAATGGAGAGCCCCTTCCTGTCTACCACGGTTCCCACCGGGCGGGATTCACCATTTTTGACACGGCCCTGGGTGAAAATCCAAGCCAGTTTGGCACGCCTGACGACTGCTACTTCTTTTCAGACAGCCGCCAGGTAGCCATCACCTACTGCAAGCTGGAAGATCCCGCCTCCGCACGGGAAGCGGAGCTGCCCGCCCTCTCCGCGCTTGCCGGGCAGCGTGCTCTTTTCCCTGCCGTTTACACTTGTTTTATCAACATCCGCCTCCCCCTTGAAGCCGATTTCCAGGGGAACTACTGGGACGGCAGGAACGCGGAGGATACATCCGGGGAGGGAGACGTACCGACGACCAACACCATCGCTCTGGAAGCCCGGGAACAAGGGTACGATGCGGCCATCATCCGTAATGTCATCGACATGGGAGACGACGCTCCTTACCACCTTCCCTCTACAGTTTACAGCGTCTTTGATCCGTCCCAAATCAAGTCCGCCTACGCGAACCGCGGCTCCTTCGACTCCGGCAACCCGGACATCACCTTCTCCCTGTGGGACGATGCGGAAGATTCCTATACCGTCATGGAGCGTTCCGCCTCCCCCCTGACGGCGGAGGAGCAATCCATTCTCGCCCGCGCCAGGGACGCGGGGAACGACCTCCTGGCCCCCAACGGCCAGCCCACCCGTCTGACGGAGAAGCAATGGGCGCAGGCCAGGACCAAAGCCTTCCTCGCCTGGTTCGGGGACTGGCTCCACGATCCGGCCAACGCCTCCAAAACCCTGGATGAAAACGGGGAACCCATCGTCCTGTACCATGGCGGTTCCTTCGACATCCGCCGCTCCCCCTCCGTCTTTGACGGCGTTCCCCATGTAGACGGCATCTTCTTTTCCGATTCCACCGAGCTGGCGAAAAGCTATCAAGCTTACCAGGGAGGCGGCATCACCACCGCCTGGCTCAACCTCAAAAATCCCTTCCTCGCCCAGGATGAGGCCAGCGCCCGCCTCCCATGGGTAGACAGGTACATTGACTACTGGCAGGAAGAGGAAGGCTGGACGGACCGCTACTCCGGAGAATCCATGGACAGGGAATCCGTCCGCGACATGATCCGGGAAGGCAGCCTCTACGAATACGACATGGGGCAACGCTGGAGCGACTTCCTCGGCTGGGTCCGTGAGCACCATGACGGCTACCTCGGCCATGACCCCACGGACATGGGGGCCCTCATTGCCGTCGCTTTCAAGTCAACCCAGGTCAAATCCTCGGAGTACAACTCCGGCGCGTTCAGCGCGTCCGAGCCGGACATCACCTTCTCCCTGTCCAACCTCGCCGCCATCCACAGCCTGGATGAAGAAAAATTTCTGGCGGTGGACAAACTGGGCGGCCTGCCGCTGCCTTCCATCGCCGTCACCCGTCTGGACCGGCCCTACACCTGGGGCGGGGAAGGGAACATCTACCTCGTCGGCTCCCCAGCCCTGGCGGACCCGGCCCGCGGCGTGGAAATCCATGACCGCGACGCGTGGAGCGGGTACTTCCCGAAACTCCGCTGGAGCAGGCAGGAGGAAAAGGAACGGGAGGACTTCTACAATCGGGCGCAGGAAGCCGCCCTCCGCTACTACGGAGGCACGGACATTTCCACCCTCCGCTTCCTGAAAAACGCCCTGGACGGAGACCACCGCGGCGAGCTGGAAAACAAGCTGCGCCATAACGACTTCTCGCTGGCCGTTTTCGCCGCAGAGCGCGGCTACTCCCCGCGGCCCGTCACGGCAAAAATTCCTGGCCGCCTCAACACCGGAGACAAGATCTTCTATGCGGAAATCCGCAAAATGCTCCCGTGGAAAGATGCCAACACCCTCTCTCCCGACCGCCAGGATGACTTCTGTAAGGCTATGGAAAGGGCTATCGAGCGCTACCGCAGCCAATTCTCCCAGGATTCCCGGGACGCTCAATTGACCGTCCCGCAGACCCTGACCCGAAAAAGCAACCTGCGGGCGATGGAAAAGGAACTGAGGGAAGCCCGGGGAGACGGTTTCCAGTCCATTTCCTACCTGGCCCTCCAGGATGCCCGCCAAGCCGGGAAGAAGGCCCTGGACAGCCACGCCAACTACAAACGCTTTGAAAAGTACGCGGCCCAGCACAAGAAAGCCTTCAACGCCTGGGTAGAGGACAAGCTGGCTCGCTGGCTCAATCCCGTTCCCCGCATCAGGGAGACGGGGCTTCCGGCCACGCTCGAAAACATCACCCGGCACATGCTGGAGAGCAAGGGCATGGGCGCGGAACGCGGCCTCGTCTTTTCCACGGGACTTCTCCGTGCCAGGCAAGCCAGGCGTTTCAACAGCCTGGAAGAAATCAAGGCCAGCCGGAACAATCTTGTCACCACAGAAGAGGAAAAGGCCTCCCAGCAGAAAGCCCAGGACCTGATCCATCAATTCCAAATGGCCCTCAGCCGGATTGACGGGAGTTTTTCCGCCTTCGACAATGCCGTCAAAGCCCTCTCCCTGGTCAGGGGCGCCCCCACGCCCCAAAAAGTTCTTGCCGCTCTTTGCCGCCTCTACCGGGGGACATCCTTCCAGGGCAGCATCGCCAGAGACAGTCACCTCCCCGGACTGGGTTCGGCAGCCCTCTCCGCCCTTCACGAAGAACTGCGGGACTACTATGAAGCCGTCCCCCGGCGCTCCGTCCAGCTCCGGGAATTCTCCCACGCCGTCCTTCCCGCCGCCCTGCGGAAGAACAAGCAGGTCAGGGACGTTCTCAAGCGTCACCAAATCCGTCCTCTTTACCATGACGGAACCAGGGAAGGGCGTTTTCAGGCTCTTGCGTCCCTCATCGGCTCTTCCGCGTCCTTCTCCCTCGCTCCGGGGCCTTCCTGGCTCCGTTTGCCGGATTCGGACTACATGGCTTCCCTGTCGGAGGAGGAGCGGGCCATCACGGAAACGGCCCTCGCCTCCGGTACCTGGCTCAAGGCTCCCAATGGAGAACCCTCCCGCCTCACGCCCCGCCAGTGGGCGCAGGTGCGCACGGCGGCCTTCCATGACTGGTTCGGGGACTGGCAGCACGACCCCGCCCATGCCTCCCGCGTCGTGGATGAGAACGGGGAGCCACGCGTCGTTTACCACGGCACGCATCGCGCAAGCTTTACTGTTTTTGACAGCCGGAAGGGGAATCCATCCTCCGGAATCCCGGCAGGAAGTTCCTTCTTTACCGCAGATCCGGAAGTCGCCGCCTCGTACTACGGAACCCGGGAAAAGGCGGACCTTCGTTCCCCCCTTGCAAACACGGGAGCGCCAGGCATCTACTCCTGTTTCCTTAATTTTCGCTCCCCGCTGGAAGAAGATTTCGGGGGATTATGGTGGTATGAAAAAGGAGAACCCTGGTTTGATTTGTACGATAAGCAGTCCGGCAGTTACATCTCCCCGCCGGACGGCGGGGAATACTGGACATCGGAGCAGGCGGCCATCGACTACATATCCTCCCACGGCCTCACCGACTACATGCTCATCAGGATATTCAGCAGCCGCACGATCCACACCGTTGTTGAAGAGGCGAAGCTCCTGCACAGGGATGGCGCTGTCATCCATAACGTCATCGACCCTGGAGACGACACCGGCAACAAGGTAACGGACACTTATGTCGCCCTCCATCCCTCCCAGATCAAATCCGCCACGGACAACATCGGCACGTTCGACCCCTCCTCCCCGGACATCACCTTCTCCGTCATCGGCCCCCATGCCGCCACTTGGGAACAGTACAAAAAAAACACCTTCCGGGGCCGTGACGACGGCATGTACCGGGCGGAGATAGACGCCTTCCAGGCTACCCTGAAAGACCGTGCCGCCCCGTACCTGCCCACCCTGCGCCGGGAGCTCTCCGCCCTGCGCCAGACCCTTTCTGCGGAAACGAAAAAGCGGATTGCCCGCTACCTCTCCCTCCACCGTCAATTCTACAGAAATAAACGGACGCTTCGTCCGGAAAACAACATCTCCAAATGGCGGGAATACCTCACCCTGGACCACGACCGGGAAAGCTGGGGGCGCCTCCTGTCCACTGCCGTCCTGCGTACCGGCTTGTACAGTACCAGCCCCCTTGCCGCCTCCAGCCTGGCGGAACAGGTCTCCTCGCTGGAACTCCTTCTGCGGGAAGACGACGGGCTGCTCCAATCCCTCGCAACCCTGGCAGCGGCCAATACCGCCCTGCCTCTGGACGCGTGGCTGGACTATCCGGAGCTGTTTGCGGCCTACCCGGCACTGCGCTCCATGCCTGTCATCCTCCAACACCTCAGCGGCTACCTCGGCATGTACTCCCCGGCGGAACGGGCCATTTACATCCACCGTAACCTGGACGCTCCGCAGCAACTCCGCTCCATCCTCCTCCACGAGGTCCAGCACGCCATCCAGCATATCGAAGGCTTTGCCTGGGGCGGCACGAGAGAATCCGCCAAACTCTTCTATGAATCCATGAGGGAAGCGGCTTATGAAGCCTACGATCAGGCCAGCCGGTTCATGTCCTGGCTCAATGCAAGGGACGGAATGATCTCCACTCTGGAATACATGCTCTCCCTGGCGCGCAATCCGCGCCGCGTCCTGCGGACTTCCTACCGCTATTCCTATGACGGCATCTCCCACAGGCTGACGGGGGAGGAACGCATCCTGGACATGGCCCGCTACGCCCTCAAGGACCTCTCCGGCCTGCTGGAACAATTCTATGACAAAAGCTGGAGCACGGACTCGCAATTTGAGCTCCCCTGGCCCGGCAACTATGCGCTCAATACCCCTGCCGGTATCAAGGAATGCCTGGCGGCGGCCAAGGCCACTCCTAGCCGCCGCCTCGCCTACCGCCGCACTCCCAAGCCGGACATGGCCGCCCTGCACCGGGACTTTCTCAAATACGAACGCCTTTCATCCCTTTCCCCCTATGAACTCTACCGCCGCCTCGCCGGTGAAATAGAGGCCTGCGCCGTGGAACGCCGCAGCGGACTCTCCGCCGGGGAATGTGCCGAATCGCCTTTCAATGACGCTTTGGAATACCCCGGGGACGCTCTGGTCTCCTTCTCTCTCACCTTCCTGGAGGAAATCGTTTCCGGCCTTGCCGCCCCGTCCATGCAGGCCACCCGCGCTTCCGAACTCGTAAAAGACTTCGGCAAGGCGGCGGAAAACTGGCGGCGGGTCATGTCCGGCAAGGAGGAAAAACCCTCCGCCCGCGTCGGGGCGGAACTCTTCGGCATGATCAACGCCCTTCTTTCCTCGGCACGCTACGTCCTGCCCCAAGGCTACCGTTCCAATGTGGACTTGCAGATGCAATGGGCTTCCGTCTACGCGGCCATGGCGGAATCCGGGGAAATCCCCCCCAAGTGCACCCTCCGTTCGGGGGATTCCTTCTATGAAAAATTTGAGACGAGCATGATCAATACCGCCACTTCCGCCGCCACGCCGGAGGAAGTCCGGCAGATCCTGGCCTCCATCGGCAGCCAGCGCCTGGATCACGTCATGTCCAAGATTCTGGACCGCGTGCGCACCCAGCTCGTCTATTTCGCCAAGGATGAGCTGTACCAAAAGACGATGCGGCGTGTGGGAGCCGTCTACCCCAAAAAGGAACCCGGCAAAAAATCCCCACGGGGCCGTCTGGAGGCGGCAGCCTACCGCACCCTCGCCCGCTACCGTCAGATGCTGGACGCTCAATCCCAGGCCAAGGCGGAGGCCATGACCACGCTGGAAGCCTTGTACAACCAGGAGGAAGACGAAGAAAAGCGGCAGGAGCACGAAAGGGATATTCTCGCTTGGAAGACATACGGGGATTACGCCGGGATGAGCCTCCCCCAAGCCCGGGAAGCCATGGAAAAACTCCTCGAATTCGTCCTCTCCGGACGCAACTCGTGGGAAAGAAAACTGACCCGGGAAGCGGGCCGCACCAAATACGCCGCCCGTCAAATCCAGAAGAATCTGCCTGCCGTGAATTCGGGTTCCAGCCGGGCCGGAGCAAAAATCAGCCACCGTACCAAACTGCGCAAGCTCCTCTCCTCCCTCCCGTACAGCGTCATGTCCTATGCCCAGCTCATGCTGGCGCTCGAACCCGTCCTCGGCCAGCGCTTCTCCTGTGCCCGCATCAAGGAAATCACGGAAGCCAACGCCTCCCTGCTCAACGCCTCCAACGACCGCTCCGCGTGGCTGTCCGGCGCCATCCGCCGCATTGCCGGAGTAAAGTCTGAAAGCGTGGCGGAACAATGGCTCGTCCAATTCAACACGCCACAAGCAACGAGCATCCCCATCGCCCCGGTCCTCACCGTGAAGGTCTCCCTCTCCATTGAGGACGCGCAGGAATGGATCTCCCTCTCCAGTCAAGAGCGGGAGGCTCGCAGACAGGCCATCCGGGAGGAAGACCGGCGCACGGAAACCCTCACGGAAAACGTCCCGGGGGAAGAAGACATCCCTCTCCTCCGCCAGGCTCTGGACGAATACGAGTCCCGCACCCCGGAGCAGCGGCAATACCAGCATAACGTCACCTCGGAGCGGGAAGTCCCCAACACGGAAGCCGCCGGTCAGCTCATCTGCTCGCGCGACTGCGCCCTCTACGCCATCCTGCTCCACGAGCAGCCGGACTACGCCGACGTGTACGACAGCGAGGGCAACCTCATCCGCAAGGGATTCCTGCGCCGGGAGGGACTGGACGACAAAGGTATCGAAGACCTCTATGATTATGTCGGCCCGGACGGCCTGGAATACGGGTACGCCCTCCGCCGGAAACTCAATGAAACCGGCCTCACTCTCGCCCGGGTCTATGAAGAGCGCATGGGTGTTCCCTTCACGCTCAAGCCCGACTACTTCCGCGCCACTTTCGACCGGAACTCCACCAGGGAGAAGGACGCCCTCACCGAGCCCAGGACGGGCTCCATCGGCGGGGGCAAGTATGGCCTCCTCATTGACCGCATTGTGCATTCCGAGAACCTGGACTTCTCCAAATCCGGCACCCTCGTCTTCCTGGCCGCCGCCGCGGAACAGGACAACTACATCTACACCTCTCACATTACGACCGCCTGGCGCGCCTTGCTGAAAAACAAACCGCTGGAGCAAAAGCTCAAGCAGCACCTGGGGGAAGACATGATGGGCAAGCTCTCCTCCTGGATGGACCTCATTGACGGCGCCAACTTGGAAAACAACCGCGCCTTCCTGAACCTTTCCCGCATGCAGGGCATGCTTCAAAAAGCCTTTGCCATTTCCGTACTGGCGGGCAACGGCTACGTCTTGCTCAAGCAGGCCACCGCCATCCTCCATGGTTTCTTCGCGGGCTGGGTGCCCTCCGCAATCCTCGAAAAAGCGGACGGAACCCGCGAACTTGCCCACAAGCACATCTCCTTCTCCTCCTTCCTCTTCCACCTCGCCGCCTCCAAGCTCGGCCTGGGGGACATCGCCATGAAGGAGGTTGCCGCCACGCCGTACTTCACCGCCCGCATGCGGGGGGAGGGAGCCATGCTCGCCCAGATTGGCAACCAGATACCCGGCCAGCGCTACTCCCGGATGGAAAAACTTCCGGAGAAATCCATGGACCTGATCGAAGCCGTGGATGTCAAAGCCAACCTACTTGCCATGCACGCCCTCGCCAACGCCTACTACGCTCGCTCAAGAAGCCTCAACCGGGAAAACGGCTCCCCCTTTACGGACGAAGAACTGCGCCAGGCCGCCCTGGAACAGGTCGGCATGTCATTGGAACTCGGCGCCCAGCCCCTGACCAAGACGCAAAAAAGCATGAGCCAGGCCGCGGGCGGTATCCTCTCAAAACTGGCGTTCATCATGAAATCAGAGCAGCTGAATAAAATCGGCCTCATGGCCGCGGAATGGAAGACAGGCTCCGCCCGCAACCGCGTCTGCGCCGCACAGTCCTGGCTGGCCCTGGGCATCACCTCGTCCCTGCTCGCCTGGTTCATCGCGTGGATCAAAGGCATGGAAGACGATGACGACGACAAGGCAAAGAAGTGGAAAAAGTACGGCGCTACCGCCCTCCTGGGCGACCTCACCACCATCCCCCTGGCCGGGGAGGGAGTCAACTACCTCGCCAGCCTTTTCACCGGGGAACATGTCTTTGCGGACTCCTACGCCCGCACCCTGATTGACGTTCAGGGCATCGCCCGCACCATTACCCGGGAATACGAACACGTCGCGGACAAAAAGGAAATGGACTGGGACACCCACTTCAACAACCTGACGGCCCTGGTCCGCGCCGCGGGTGTCGGCGGGGCCTTCTCCCGTTCCTCCTCCGCCATCGTCTCAAGCTACGGCGCACTTTCCCTCTCCGCCGCCACCGGCGCCAACATCTCCCGCACCGCCAAAGACCTCCTCACCCGCCTCTTCGGCACGCCGGAAGAAGACCTCAAAAAGAAGCATAAACGTAAGAAAAAGACTTCTTCTGAAAAATAATTTCCTCCTTGAACGATATTCGGTAGTTCATCAATATCACATTAAAAATCAAAAAAGTTTCTTTTTAATAATAAGTTTCCCGAATTTGAAACTTGACCTTAAAAGGAAACTTCACTAATTTTCTAACATCATGATGACGGAATGGACAATCCTGAATAATCTGCGGGAGAGAAACACCCTGATGGAAGGAATCCTCCGTTGGAAAGGGCTACTCGACGAAGAGCTGATGACCTTTCACACGCAGGGGGGAGACTTCCTCGCTATCCCTGAAATAAAAAAAGCGCTGCCTCCCATCATCCTAGATCGATTTGTCATCGAAGAGCGCGAACGAAAAAAACAGGGCAAGCCCCCGCGCCTGTTGCTTATTCCTTTTTTGTCTGAGGCAATTCTAAAACGTCTTGATGAGGAGGAACAGATCATGGCGGTGGACTTGTCCGGCAATGGTCTGATTAAGCAGCTCCCCATTTACCTTCGTTCTTCGGGCAGGCCCAATGCCTATCCCGACACCCGCAGAACATCGCGTCCCTACGACAAAATTGCCGCTCAGGCGGCCATGATTTTGCTGGAACAAAAAATGTGGCCTGGACAGAAACCCGTCTTGGACCGTATCGCACTGCGGGGAGGTTCGATGGCCAAAGGGCAGTTGTCCAAACTGATTCCCTGTTACGAGGAGGACGGCATCCTGAGCAGGCCGGGAAGGTTTGAACTGATTGTTTACAATCCCTGTAAATTGCTGGACAGACTTCGGGAACAGTGGCGTCCCCCCGTCACGGAAAAAGGGCAGGATTATATCGTTGCTCCGGGGCTGGACAAGCGCAGAATTCTTCAAAAAGCCACGGAATGCGGAATTAAGTGGTGCGTTGCCCCACAATCTTCCCTGGGACGTTATGCGACCCTTGGCGAGAGCGGCCCTCTTTATCTATGGACGGAGGATCCCTCCTTTTTCCTGAAAGAAGGACAATTGGAAAAAACGGCCTCGCCCGCTTTTTCCCAGTTGAATTTGACCATGGTAAAATCCCCTCTCGCGTATTTCCAAACGGAAAGGGACAAAAACGGACTGGTCTGGTCCGGCCCGGTCATGACCTGGATTGAGGCGGCACGGGGCGACGCTCGCCAGCAGGAGACAGCCCATGCCCTGGCCCAAGCCCTTACCAGTTTCCACTATTCCACCTTGACTGCATTCTCCCGCTTATGA